CCCGTCGTCACAAACGCCGTCGTTGGATTCGTAAATTGCACTGTGTTCGAGGTCACGTTCCCAACGTCCGTGACCTGTTGGAGATTCATGGTCGTGGAGATCGAGACGTTATTGAGTGTGAGACGTTGTGTGGTGATCGTGTTAGACACACTGACGTTCCCATCAACAACGAGTACATTCGAACCCGTGTCGTGTACGTACAGATTGGATCCCACCGACAAATTGTGATCCGGAGCCGCGTTGGATATCCCAATACTCCCCGAATTGTAATAGAGATCCGTGCCCGATGAAGTCCAAAGGGAACTCACAAATGGAGAACCACCTTGGTAAAAGTCACCCGAAAGGTTAATGTCACCCACAACGTCAAGGCTGTATGCAGGTGCATCTGTGCCTATACCCACATTAGAGGTCGTCGTATCCACAAACAAATTCACAGTCCCGACCTCGAGGTTTCCTTGAATAGCCACTGCTAGAGCGTTTGAATCTAGTTCAATTGTCGTATCATTAGCCCCATTTAAAGTGTAACCCAACTTTAAAATGTCTTCACTTTCGTCATAAAATATAGCGACATTGGATTCTGTTACCCCATGTCTAGACATGATAACACCGATATCTCCAGTGTTAAGATTGTTCGAACCTAATTCCAATATTGGATCGGACACGGTCATATTTACTGTGTTTGCAACGAGAACATCCCCTTGAACTCTAAGATTTGATTCGAGGATGACGTCGTCTTGGAATGTTTTAATACCCGTAATTGTGGTTTCTCCACTCTCGAGGGTCTCAATTCGGGTCACATTCGACCCCAAATCCGTTTCGAGGGTCTCAATTCGGGACACATTCGACCCCAAATCAGTTTCGAGGGTCTCGATGCGGGTCACATTCGACCCCAAATCAGTTTCGAGAGTCTCGATGCGGGTCACATTCGACCCCAAATCCGTCTCAAGTGTCCCAATACGGGTCGCATTCGACCCCAAATCAGTTTCGAGAGTCTCGATGCGGGTCACGTTCGACCCCAAATCCGTCTCAAGTGTCCCAATACGGGTCGCATTCGACCCCAAATCAGTTTCGAGAGTCTCGATGCGGGTCACGTTCGACCCCAAATCAGTTTCCAAAGTTCCAATTCTCGCGACGTTATCAGTCAGACCGACTACGTTTGATGTTTGAATGTTATCTATGCCTGAGCCATCACCGGAAAGTGTTCCTGTAGTACTTATACTTCCGGTGATAACGAGTTTATTTGACGCCGTATCATCTATGAACACGTTTGAACCTATGGCCACTTTTCCAGGAAAAGTAGTTATGTTCGTAGACGTCATTACTATTAATACACAAAAGATTTTACAGAATCGTTACCTATACTAATGCTTTCTAACTTACCATCTGGAGCTGAAGATTTATACTCCACATAAAGATCTACGCCGTACGCGGTCGTACCCGTCGCACTCGGTTCGAGTATGACTTGTGTGGGTGTGGTAGACACCGTTCCGTTCCATGGTTTAGTGTTCGTGTTACCGAACACGGATCCTGGGCCGGTGGCGATATTGAGTGACGAGGTCGCACCGTCTCTCGTACCACCCTGAACGTCGAGAGTCATTGTGCTGACTTCTTCGTTTCCGTGTGTGAGCTGCGCTGTGATTTTCGCGTGGAACACGTTGGATGCGAAGGTCATCGCCACGTTTTCGAAATCTGTGGGTACACTCACGTTACTGTATGAGTAGTGTTTACACGCGAATGCGTCTTTGTTTATGACTATACCACCCGAAGACACCGTACCGACATTAGAGTCTAAGAATTGAATGACTTGCGTCGTCGTGTTTCCTTCACCCGTGACTTCTTCTAGGTTATACGCGGTCGTGATTTCAACGGCACCGAGTGTGATCGTTGATCCAAATGACGCGTTTCCGTGTACCACGAGTACGTTTGATCCGTCGTCGTCCACATACAAGTTAGATGAAACACTTAAATCGTGTTCAGGGTTCGCGTTAGACACACCCAACTTTCCTTCAGTCACGAGTTGTGCCCCGGCTACGTGAACGTTCCCGTTTACGTACAGAACATTTGACCCCACATCGTCAATCCATAAATTTGAACCCACGTCCAATGTGTGTACCGGATGCGCGTTCGCTATGCCCACATTCGCCGTGGTCACGAGACCCGTCGCTTCATTTGTGAACTCTACCGTGTTAGATGTCGTGTTACCCGTTTGGGTGATATACTCGAGTGCGTATGCCGAACGAATGGCTATGCTATCGAGAGTGATTTGGTGTGCGAGAATGTTACCATCGACCGTTAAAATGTTTGAACTCACATCTTTGAAACACACGTTAGAGCCAATCGCGAGGTCGCATGTGGGGTTCGTATTCGCTATGCCTACATTCCCGGTCGTCGTGAGACTCACCACGTTTTCTATGTGAATCGTTTGACTTGTGACGTTTCCGTTGAGAACAATCTCTTCCAGATTAGATGCGATGTTTTCCAGCGAAGAACCATCGCCAATAAAACGCGTGGCGTAAATGTTACCCGTGACGTGTATAACGTTAGATCCCGCGTCGTCGGCATACAAATTAGACCCCACACTCAAATTGTGTTCGGGTGCGTTGTTTGAAATACCCACATTCCCCGTTGTGACAAACGAGATCGCATTGTTAAATTCGACTGTGTTTGATGTGACGTTTCCGTTGATTATTATCTCTTCTAGACTCGATGCGATGTTTTCCAAGAATGAACCGTCCCCGATGAATCGCGTCGCGTAGACATTGCCCGTCACGTGTATGACATTAGATCCGGTATCATCGACGTACAAATTAGAACCCACACTCAAATCGTGCTCGGGTGCGCTATTTGCTATACCGACTGCCCCGGTCGTGACGATGCTGATCGCGTTTTCAAATTCAACCGTGTTTGAGGTGACGTTTCCATTTATGATAATTTGTTCAAACGTAGACGCGATGTTTTCTAAGAAAGAACCATCCCCGATGAATCTGGTCGCGTACACGTTACCATCGACGTGTACGACATTCGAGCCATCGTCATCTACATAGAAATTTGAACCCACACTCAAATCGTGTGCCGGTGCACTGTTTGCGATACCGATCGCTCCAGTCGTGACGATGCTGATCGCGTTATTAAAATTAACTGTGTTTGATGTTTCATTTCCGTTGATGATAATTTGTTCAAACGTAGACGCGATGTTTGTGAGATACGCACCGTCCCCGATGAACCGCGTCGCCGCGATGTTACCTTCGACGTGTACCACATTCGAGCCATCGTCATCCACATAGAAATTTGAACCCACACTCAAGTCGTGTGCGGGTTCACTGTTTGAAATACCGACGTTACCATTGAAATATGCATTTTGCTGTATCGTAATAGTGTTTTGTACCTCGACGTTACCCAAAATATCCAAGAAAAACACATTACTATCCGGTAACACGTGATTATCAGTCACAGTATTTTGTGTGTATCCCATTGAAAATCTATCTTCATCCCCGTGGTGTATCAGCGCTATGTTGTGACCGGGATGTTCCATGATGATACCTGTGTCGAAATCGTGACTCGGGTTGTTGTTCGCCAGACCCAAAATTCTATCTTCGATGATGACATTGTTTGAAGATACCACGTAAGAATTGCCGGTCACTATGAGATCTCCGGTGATTTCCGTATCGGCGCTAATGATGATGTTTCCATTGTCCTTACGAATCGCGGAATCCATGAGGTAATTATCGGCGCCAACGATTGGAATGTAATTTTGAGTGAGACCACCTATGGAGACGTTTTGAGTCGCGGTAAATCCACTCGCACTTATTACGTTAGACACGGTGTTCCCGGTATTCACGACTTGTTCCAATGTTTGGAGCTTTGTGAGTAAGTTTTCGGGTGCGATCTTTTTCATGTCATTGTTAGTTTCGTTCACATACACGTAGTTAGGAGACGAAGATATGGGTGCGTTTGGAATATCATTCGAACGACCCACACCCGTGACAAACACGACGCCGTTGTTAGCGTGTTCTCGTATGCATATACCAACGTTCTGAATTTGATCACCCAAACCATATGGTTTAGTATTCATGAGGTTGCCTGTACTCGTGTTACTCACATAGACGGTTTGACCTTCGGTATATCCACTGGTATCTATACCATCGACTTTACCATACGCAACCGCGGAGCCTTCTTGTCCATCTGCGATATCTTCATGAATGAGACCGATGGAGGGCATGGTGGATGCACTATCCGATTTAGCCAACGCGACATTTGCCACATTATTATTGAATGAGTCTACGATGTAGACCACGTTACCCTTGTAAAGTGTATCACCGGTGGTATTGTGTACTTTTATGAAGTTGTGAATGTTATAATCATTTATCCAATTCGCGCCGTCGTATGTGAGCAGGTGATCAGCTTGAGGACTCGTGATCACCACGTTTGATAACTGATCTAATTTCACACCTACATTAGACGTGAGATCTGTGGTAAACGCAGTGTGTGCGTTCAAAAATTGAAGCGTGTTTGTAGTCGTGTTTCCGTTATCACTCACTTCTTGCAAAGTGGCCGCGATGTTAGACAAAAGTCCACCGTCCCCGAGAAACACATTAGCTGTCACGTTTCCGCCGACCACCACGTTTGCATCTACTTCTAAACCAGTCACAGTGTTGTTCAAATAAAGTGTTTGGGTCGTCACATTTCCATTCAAAGCGATTTGTTCCAAGTTACTCGCGATGTTAGACAAGAATCCGCCATCACCGATGAATGTGGATGCGGTCACATTTCCACCGACCACCACATTCGCATCCACATCTAGACCGGTGGTTGCGTTATCCAAATAAAGCGTTTGGGTCGTGACATTTCCATTCAAAGCGATTTGTTCCAAATTACTCGCGATGTTAGACAAGAATCCACCATCACCGATGAATGTGGATGCGGTCACATTTCCACCGACCACCACATTCGCAACCACATCTAGACCGGTCACATCATTGTTCAAATAGAGTGTTTGGGTCGTGACATTTCCATTCAAAGCGATTTGTTCCAAATTACTCGCGATGTTAGACAAGAATCCGCCATCACCGATGAATGTGTCTGCCGTGAGATCGCCATACACGTGTACGTTGATCGCATTAGACGTATCCGGTGTCAATTCCGAATCTTCGGGTGAACTCAAGGTGTGCGAAATGATGAATTCATTATTCGCACCTCTGTAACCAAATGCCACGTTAGAATCTCCTTGATACACGAGTACTATGAGACCCGTGTCCAACGAAGAGCTCGTGTTATTCGCACCGAGTGCTAATATTGGATCTTCCACGAGCAAGTTTTGTGTGGAGAGATACGTCGTGTTTCCGCGAACTTCGAGGTCTCCGTAAATGAGTGTATCACCAGATACAGATAAACTACCCGTAAAGGTCGCGTCATCCCCGTAAAAATCAACACCAGTGATGTTATCATCCGCGAGTATCTCACCCCCGACGTGTAAAGTCTTTTGTGGCGTCGGTGTGTTTATACCGACGCTCCCGGTTGTAATGAGAGACAAAGAGTTAGATATAGATATGGTTCTGTCTGTGGCATTACCATATTCAGTCACGTGCTGAAGACTGATGTTTGATATGGCACCGCCGTCACCAGTGATAACACCCGTAAACACGGGACTTTCTATGTTTGCCTTTATGGCCACATTTGATTGGATATCCGCACGAAGGGCAACGGTATTCGCAGCCATTTCATCGCGAATGATGGAGAGGTTAGAGTGTAAATCGGCTCTCAAAGCCACCGTATTTGCCGCCATCTCACCCCGAATGGTCACGGTGTTTGCCGCCATTTCTCCCCGGATGATCGCCAAGTTAGAGTGCAAATCACCTCGTAAAGTCACCGTGTTTGCCGCCATCTCATCTCTCAAAGTGAGCGTGTTTGCGGCCATCTCATCTCTCAAAATACCCACGTTGGATTGTAAATCCGCTCTCAGAGTTACCGTGTTTGCGGCCATCTCACCTCTCAAAATATTCGCATTCGATTGTAAGTCTGCCCGTAAGGTCACTGTGTTTGCGGCCATCTCGTCCCTCAAGATATCCACGTTGGATTGCAAATCCGAACGCAGAGTCACTGTGTTTGCAGCCATCTCACCCCTCAAGATGTCCACATTCGATTGCAAATCCGCCCGTAAAGTCACTGTGTTTGCAGCCATCTCACCCCTCAAGATGTCCACATTGGATTGCAAATCCGACCGTAAAGTCACTGTGTTTGCGGCCATCTCATCTCGCAAGATATCCACATTGGATTGGATGTCTCCCTGAAGAAGGATCACGTTGGCAGTCAAATCACTAAATTTTACGACGTTTGAAATGTTTGCACCATCACCGGTAATATTATCCGCCGTGAGGTTACCATACACACGCATTTCTATGGAATTGGCTGTGTCCACCGTGATGTATCTATCACTCGCCGAACTATATGTGTATCCGATCACATATTCATTACTCGACTCTATGAATGCCGCGGTGACATTAGATTCTGGGCGGGTCATCACGAGGCCGAGATCAAAACGGAAATCTGAATCCGTGTTATTCTCCCCAAGTTCAACGATTGCATCTTTCACCCTAAGATTTTCTGAAGAAATGAGTGTGGTTTCACCCAAAACCGTGAGATTCCCCGTGATGTATGCATCTCCACCCACAGAGAGTTCGTGCATTGGATTTGAATTTGCGATCCCCACGTTAGATGCGGTGACAAAACTCGTCGTAGGGTTATTAAATTCTACCGTTTTTGTCGTTGTGTTTCCTTCTTCTGTGACACCCTGTAGATCTTGTGGAGCTACGGTAGCTCCAGTATCTATGATTTCTTTGGTGGTTACATCGTAACACAATGCATTCGATGTAAACCCCGTGTTTGTTCGAATGGGTGCTACATACAAACCTTCGGCTGACGCCTCTATGACGTTAGACGAAGCATTTATAATTATGGTGTTTAATGCCTGTTCATCTGGAACATGCTTACCTATCCTGATCCTTTCGGATTTTTCGATAGTGTTAAGGTTTTTCACCATTTATATTAGAGCTCATTTTATTTCTGTCCATCCAGATCTCTTATAGACGTAGAGTGTATCGTTTTCTATTTCGTACACCATGAGTCCCGGCTCGGGATTTGGTATGTTTTCTATATCCGACAAAGTCATTCTAGGCAATAAAAACCCACTCGTTTTAGATTCAAGTGTGAGAATAGCAGATGGATGACCCTTGTGTGTACCCAAAGCTAATTTACCATTACCATCGAGGGTCATGCTCGGATTCAATTTACCGTTCGTACCCCTCGTTTTAAACACAAGACCACCTGGATTACCTGCCGTCGTACCGTTATTCGCTTTCGCGTATCCATTTATCTCAGCGAAACCATTTATATTCAAGGATTTGACTTCACCAAGTCTAGATGTAACTTGTGGAACTCCGTATGTGAACAAGCATTTGGAACGCACACACTCGGTTTCTATTTCCTTCGCAGACACCGTGTTATTCACGACGAGGTGTATATCCGTCACATTAGAACATGTCATCACGTGTTCGAGAGACACGTTAGAAATCAAATGTCCATCACCCTCGAGTGGTGCGTCTTCGAGTGTTTGTATGCGTTCACGTATGAGTGGCAAATCCTTGGTTAGATCTAATCCAGATTCACACGCGTCTACGCGTTTTTCGAGTGGTTCAAAACGCTTGACTTCTCCGTGTAAATAATTGAATGTGCCTAATTTGATTTTAAGTGCATCCACCTCATTGAATCTAGTGAGTGTGTTCTCCACGGCTGATATTCTATCCGCGTTGGATTCCACGACTGGTACGATCTTCTTCGTTTCGTGAATGATAGGCGTTTGTGTGTTTATAAAGTTCACATCTTTTCTGAGTTCTTGAATCTCTGGAAGAACCCGTACCTCTTTTCGAAGCGTCGCTATGTCGTGTTCACACGTAGATATTCTAGGAAGTTCCTTTTCGAACGCAGACACGCGTGGTTCTACACGGGACACCCTACTTTCGAGAAGCGGAATCGCACTTTCGAGTGGTGTAAAACGTTCGGTCTCCTTTTTGAGTGCATCTATTTCCGCCTCAAACACGGGTTTAGCTTTCTCAAGTGGTTCAAATCTGGGCATTTCCTTCTCGAGTGCGGATACTCTCGCGTTCGTCGCGTCGAGTTCCACGGACTTTGTGATTCCGCGTAGTGTCGTACCATCTCCATAAAATGACTCGGCAATAACCTTTCCATCGGAGTTAATGTTTCCTTTCGAGTGTATGCGTTTGTTTACGTACACGGAACGACCAACATTTATGTCCTTCGAAATATCCAGTATATTGAAATAATCACTGAAATCCGTGATTTGATCGAGTGTGATGTTAGACAAGAGACCACCATCGGCTTTGAGTTGCCCAACAACATGTAAGTTTTCCACGACTTCACCTATGTCTATGTTTAAATCATACTGAACGTTAGACAAAAGTCCGCCGTCACCCACAAACCGCGTGGCTTCGACAGTTCCGTTAAATTTGGTGCCCTCATTCACGGTCAAAACACCCTGTTTTTTGTCGTGTATGACACGAATACCATGTATGTCGAGACCCACGTCTTCACTCTTTTTACATCCTTCTCCTACGTATAACACGGGTGTGTACACGTGTTGTTCGTTAATCATGGATGCGTTCACGACTTCTAAGTTTTCAACTTGGAGATCGCGGAGTTTCAGTTGTGTTCCTCCTATGTCTACCACCTCTTTCGTGATCGAATCATACGCAAGTAAGTTCGACGCAGTTGCATTTCGTATTGGACTTATGTATAATCCGCTGTGTTTGATATCACGAATGGTTTCATCTGATGCATTAAACACAATGGAGTTTCTTGGCTGACCGGAATCCGTGAGTCTTCCGAGTCTTACCATATCGGTAGGCTGATTCAAACCAGAATTCTTTACCATTTAATATAGCGATGTATTTTAATTTGCGTATACTAAACCGGCCATACCGTTTTCAACTCTCAATATGTTATAATTGACCGCATATATAGGGTCTGTAATATTCATACTTTCACTTATAATCTTTGCCGAATCGAGACGGCTAAAGTTGAGTGTACCTGTGGGCTGTAAAGAGCTTGTCAAAAGACAGAAGCAATACAAGAAAATATCTGGGGATGTCACAAAGTTTGTGTGATAATACGCCATCACGTCTATAAAGTGTGGCTTTGCCCATCTAAACTTACCTATATCGAGACCGTTTATGTTTAATTTAACACGGTTGGACTTAGATGTGAGCGCACCGTTCGATGTCGTATCGGAACATGCGAGATATTTGACTGGGTGATTAAACGTGAGGTCTTGAATGGGTTCACCCGATGGAATATTCTTTTGAACTTGAGTGATCAACATTTCGTGATTTCTAGACACAATGTTACCGCGTTCTTCGTTATCCAAATAATAATAGTTCGCGTAGACATCATAGTTGTAGTTTGGATTCACGCCACTTCCCCAATAAATACGTAATTCTACATTGTGGTAATGAAGGGCTACGATAGGCAATGCGCACTGTGGACCTTCGCAAAAGAAGAATCTGAGTGGATAAAAGTACGAACGAGAGCTCGTACCACCGGGGTGTGGACCGTTTGAGCTCTTCGTGACATTTTGGGCGAATGTATCTATGGCTATGTTTTCCGTAAACACGGAATCTTGGGAATCTATGAGATGACCGCCAATGTAAAGTTCAACTTTATTTATGATCCTCGACCAATCAGCCTCATCTTTAGCTTCGTTATTATCGTCCATAGATATGAACACGTATCCAAGCATATCGCCGGTCTTCTCAAATTTCACGGATGACATGGAGTCACTTTTCACATTCCCCTGTAACAGTTGTTTTTCAACGGACTGTGAAAAATTTGAATGCCGTTTAAACGTCGACGAGAAAAATGAAATCTCTGGAGAACCCATGATGTGTTCATCTTGGGCACCGATGGCTATCAATTGCACGATACCCGCCGACATTTATAATAATAAAAGGTAAAAAATGTACGTACCTAACGCCCGGACTCTATGAAGGGCATGTTCCTGTTTTTGCAGACAAATTTAAAAATCAAAAAGTTATCGGCGCCATCCGTGGTGGTGACACCGTTTTCATCCCTGAGTGTACACGTCAACCTATCAAGTTTTCTGATTGGTGTGACATATTGGGTCATGACATCGTATTCATTCTTGAACACAATTGGGTTTGAACCACCCTGAATCAATGTACCGAAGCCATTGTTCAAAGTGGTCATACTCGCTTGACCTTCGAAAATATTGGAAGTTCTCTGCGCAAAATTTGTGTTCAATTCCTGAATGGAAATGTGGCACACATTTGAACCAGCTGCATCGATTCTGGCAGCCGAAAGACGAGCTTGTACAATATTTTCAAGTGGCTGTGTCAAGTGCACGGTAAAAGTGTTTTTACTGTCTTGACCCACGGTATCCACCGTTATCGTGTGATACTCATACTCAAAATCTGGCAATTGTGCACGAGTCGCAGTCACAAGAGACATTTATAATAGCTTAGATTAAAGATCCACCAATTCCACCGATGATCTTCGCGTCGGCGCTCTTGCGAACGAACGCTTGGTCACCACAGATACCACCTGGAGACAAGGACTTGGTGTAGTACGCAGATTTCTTGGATCCTGGAACACAATCGATGCTGTGCTCCAAGTCGAAGATGGAGGCTTCGCCTTCTTCGGACGTTTCGATGTTGATTGGTCTGGGCTGGTACTCACTGCGAACACGGGCGCCCACGAAGGTCATCAAGACCGACAAAAGGCAGAACACAATGACGATGGCCGTGAGGGTGTTTCGGTTTGTGGCGTTAAGCTTCATTTATTATGTATCCAACATTTTTATATAAAGTGCGTTAAAGAATTTGGATTAGTTTCAAAGTACAGAGTAATGGACGGTGAAATCGTACTCGACCGGAGTCATGGTCATGTCATGAAACTAGATGATAACGAACAGGCGTTGATGGATGAAATTGAGATTGAAGTTCCACGCCCGAGACCCGCGAGACTCGCACCGAAACCTTCTGTGTATCGCCCACCCCAACACCAAGCACCACAGCCCGATGTTCAAGAAGACATCGATGCCTTCGCGAATCCGACGAAACAGAGTGCTCCTCCACCACCACAAGACGAACCAGTCGATTACGGTGAATACGAAGAGGAATACGAGCAGCAGCAGCCATACATGCAAGGTGACTACGCGATGCAAGAAGAGGAGCGTCCTTCGCCTGGATACAAAAGCATAGACGAGGAGAAGGCGGATCTCGTAAACAAGCTCAGTCGCCTCGAAAAGAAGGGTTTTACAGTGAATAAGCGTTTGAATGTGTACTCAAACATAGATGACCTGAGAACCGAAGTGAAGAGAATCACGTATAGTATCGATGTAGACAAGTCCATCAAGTTCTCCAGGCGTATGCTGATTGCGTGTGTCACAGGCCTTGAGTTTTTGAACAAGAAATACAACCCATTCGAGATTCAACTCGAAGGTTGGTCTGAAAACGTGATGGAAAACGTAGACGATTACGATGAGGTGTTTGAAGAACTTTACGTCAAGTACAGAACCAAGATGCACGTCGCTCCAGAAATCAAGCTCGTGATGATGCTTGGTGGTTCTGCGATGATGTTCCACTTGACAAACAGTATGTTCAAGTCTGTCATGCCTAACATGAATGACATTCTCAAGCAAAATCCAGGACTCGTACAAAACATGGTAGATGCCGTGAAGAACACGACTCCAAGAGGTGCAGTGGATACACCATCAAGTGAACCATCTGGGGATCGTTACGAAATGAAGGGTCCTGGTATCGATATCTCCAGTCTCATGGGTAACATCATGATGCCCCCGGCTCCACCTATGTCTACGTCCGCCCCAGAACCAATCCCACAAGTGGATGACGATGACGACGATGCCATTTCGGACATCGTGGATGCCCCAGAAGAAGCCGAAGACGAAGAGGATGTCAAGGAGGTCAAGGTCAGTGGAACCACCAAAGGAAAACGTGGGCGTAAGAAGAAGTCAGTAGAAATAAATTTGTAAGCGTACAGTATAAATGATAGGGTACTGTCCCATCGAGGAAGAGGCGCCAGTGCGCCAAGTCCCTCAGATGCGTGCTCCATCTCAGAAAGCCCCAGCGAGGGGTTCTCGAATGGAAGACACGGAGACGAACTATGTGGTCTTATTCTTTATCGCGGGTGTTCTCGCACTCGCCGCTATGGATTCTATTAAAAAGTAAACAACAACCTTTTACCATTCACACAGCACGTGAATGGTAAAAAGAGAAATTTAAGCGTTTTCGAGGTCCTCGACCATTTCCCGGAGTTCGTTGATCGCGGCGACCGTGTATGATATCAGTCCCACGTAGTCTAGTTTCGCGTGGTCTTCACCCCAGTCTTCGTAGTTAGGCTCATTTTTAGTTTCGTTCGGGTTTGCATCCTTTCCGAGCTGTACCAAGTGTCTCAGTTCCGGAGCATCGTAATAGATGTCTTGTGCGATGAAACCCGATTCCGTGAGCCCATTCTTTTCGTACACGTACGGTTTCAGTTTAGAAAGCGTGTCTAGAGAATTCACGATGATCTCGGAGTTTGATTTAGCTCTCGCATCAGATGTTTGGGATACCGTGATGTTTGTGAGATTACTTCCATCGCCGTAGTAAAATTCGGCAAATATGTTTCCGTTTATTACCAAATCACAATATCTTGCCCCAAAACTTCCTGTAGTAGTTTCGTGAAAATAACTAGTACCGAATGATATATGGTGTTGTGGATTCGTATTGTGAAACCCAATTCTACCGGTTGTACCAGATGTATAACTTTCGGTTATATAGTTTATAGATGTATTTGTGTCAGTCGCTGTAACCCATGTGGGTAATCCGGATGTTTGATCTACGGCTAATATTTGGCCTGCGGTACCTATAGGTAAACGTTCGAGTGTATTTGTAGACGATGCGTATATTATATCCCCCGTTTGAAATCCAGATATACCACTTGTAGAACTAACGATAATATTACTTTCTAAATTCGTAAGATTTGGTAAAATTCCAGATATAGCGGGTAAAGTTCCAGCGTCGGTCCATTGGGGTACACCTGTACCACTCACTGTCAGTACTTCATCTTGAGTTGAACTTATGGGTAGTTTAGATAAAGTACCATTCGTAGATGCGTATAACAAATCACCTTTACTAAAATCAGATGTGATACCGGATGTGTTTGTTATGATCTTTTTTTGGTTGAGTGTGTTTATCCTAGATGAATTGTCATCTAAATCAGCTTGTGAAGCGATTGATGTTAAATTAGAACCATCGCCATAAAAAACACTCGAGGTCACGTTTCCAGATACTGAAACGTTTCCGCTCGTTTCAAAAGAAGTCGTTGGATTTGAAAACGTGACGCTATCAGTTGTGGTACTTCCTCTTGTGGTGACTTGTTGAAGTGTGGGAGTCACGGTTCCCTGCCCGGATAAATTAGACAGTTGTGAACCATCACCTATAAAGTATCCACCCACAGTTAAATCCCCACCTATTTCTATATCGTGAGTTGTCGTTCTACCGTTATCTGTGACACTTTGTAACGTGACGGATGAAAGATCTATGCTAGGTCCAGCTGGACTTTTCCCTGTGCCCCTTCCCGTCGAACAACACGGCATTCTAAAGTTACTTTTTATTATTTTTGAGTCTTTCTATGCGCTCTCTGAGTTCTTGAATGGATTTCACGACATAGGCTATGAAATGGAGATACCTTAAACACGTGTGACGTTTACCCCAATCTGAATAATCGGGTTCGGGTGTGTCATCATTTGGATTGGCATCTCTACCAGGCCACACGATGTGTCTCAATTCTTTTACATCGTAGTACATTTCCTGTGCGATAAATCCAGATTCGCGATTACCATCTTTGTCGTATAATTTGGGTACAAGTCTACTCAATTTATCTAGCGCATGCGAAATATTTTTAAATTTTGATTTAAGTCTAAAATCGCTATACACGTCTAGATACCCCCTTTTTCCATATACATAAGTGACAGTAGGAGGACCACCGGATGCACCTAGTTCTATTATTCCAGGTAGGACGGATGTTTGAGGAAATACTAATTTACTTCCGTCACCGTGTAAAAATTGAGACCTAATATCTCCTAAAATGTATAAGTGAAAGTTTATACCCTCTGGGTGTTTATCCGAACTTTCATATTGGAATCTATCACCAGTTGTATATGGGAACCCACTGTCATGATAATATCCACAAGATCCAAATCTTATGGGGTATACGGTATTGTGATTTATGAAATTTCTATTATTCTGATAAAACTCTTCTCTCGGATTTTCACGATTATTTCTCAAAGCTATGCCACCACCCCCTACATAAATTGGAGCCTTTGACCAAACTGTAGATGATATAAATCCATCGAAAGACATATTATTCGATGGGTGTAACCACATTACATTTTCACCTCTTTCGTCTACTCGTAAAATGCGACCCCATCCGGTACCATAGGCTCCGGTCGTACGATGTGTATTATCCGCAGTTGTTTCTCTCGCGAGATTTCTCAAATCACCGGTTTCGTGTCCGTATAGTATATCACCCGTATTCATGGATGTTAAGTTATTTGTGTTAGAAAACATGGGATTCTGTTCTATGGCTAATGCTCGGTTTACAACGTCTGTGACACCCGATATACCCACCCACTCGGGTTGTTCGGTCGTCGTGTTTGCGTGTAACACTTGATTTGTTGTACCTATACTTAGTTTGTCTAACACGCCATCACTCGTAGACGCGAGTAAATCACCCTTTGTAACGTCCGTGAGTCCACTCGTATTTGTGATGATGATATTAGACTCCGTCGCCGTTATTTTAGAATCAAGTGCGGAGAGTTCATACACATTCGCCACCCCGCCTAAAAACTCACCGTTTCCAATCAGTTCTGAACACGTCACAATTCCGTTTACGACCACGTTTCCATCGGCATACACGTCTGAAAATGACACTTTGTCTCCAGTAGAAGCGCCGTAGCCCGTGACTGTTTGTAAGTCTGGAACACCTGGGTTACTCGGGACGTTTGTCACAAAACTTCCATCGCCTATAAATAACCCATCTGTCGTGACACTTCCATAAACTTCCACGTCGTGAGTAGTCGTGTTACCGTGTGCTGTCACCGTTTCCAAATCTATGATTATTTCATCTGGGTCGTAATATTTCTTATACGCCCGCCCATAATCTACACACGGCATCTTGTAATTAGGCTACAATTTTATCAAACACTGCCCTCGCGCGAAATCGTCTGGTTCTTCCTCTTTCATCTTTGGCATTTTGAAGCCACCATGTTTATACACCCGTAGACGTTTGTTATACATGGCGTGACACACGGACCATTGGTCGAATATGTCGTAAATGTTTGGGTTGTTCTTCTTTCCTTTCGTCTCACGCATGATTCTACCTATGGACTGGACGATATCCGATTTAGGGGTCGCGAGAATCACCGTGTCGAGCGTCGGTATATCGAGTCCCTCGTGTGCCTGGCTGAATGTCGCGAATATGATCTTTTTCTTACTAGATTCCGTGAGGTCGGCTTCTTTCATGCCACCCATGTAGAGTCCGGATGTCTTTGGAAAACACTGCTGAAGCATCATGCAGTGCTGACGACGGTCACTCAACACGAGTAATTGTCTCGTACCCCTCGTGATGCGTTTAATCAGGTCGACCAACATCTTGTTTCGGTCGCGGTTCTCCGTGAGTTCCGTGATCATCGTGGAGAGTGAAAGTTTCCCGAACCGCGTACACGGTGGAGGGTCTCTGAAACGAGGACACTCAAACTCTATGGGAAACACCTCCACGTCTTGTTGATTCTCCCGTTCTACCGCAAAAAATGTGGGGCCCATGAACCAGTGAAGCACTTTCGTGAGTCCATCTTTCCTGTTTGGTGTCGCCGACAAACCAAATATGTGTTTCGGGCACATCTTAAACAGGGATTGACTAAACACCTTCGCGCATATGTGATGCGCTTCGTCTACTATGACCGTGCCCACGCTATCGAAATCACCGAACGAGTATTCCTTAAGGGATAGAGACTGTAACATGGCGATGACGAAATCGTTGTCTACCTCCTTCTTGTTTTGTTGAACACGACCGATGGTCGCACCCGGACAAAACTGTTTGATCCGCTCTTCCCACTGATTCGCGAGGAATTCCTTGTGTACGATGATCATGGTTCGGTACCCGAGTTTACACGCGATGGCTAATGAAACGGTGGTCTTCCCGAACCCGCACGGGAGGCTGAGGACCCCGTGACCTGCGTCAATAGCCGCAGCAAGTGCGGCGTTCTGATGGGTGGCGTCCCGGAGAGTTCCATGGAATCGGGTATTAATTCGTGTAGGCACAGGTCGCTTATCCTCCGCTGGTTCTCCCAGTTTACTAGTTCCGTAGTATCTTGGAACGCAGATTCCGTTCTTAGTTGGTCTAAATACCTTGAAAGGGGGAGGAGGAAAGCCAAAATCATCATTCACTACGGCCCTTACCGTGAGCTCCTTTTTTATTTCTGGGGGTGGATTGTTTACGATGTATCCACTCCGCGTGAGCATTCTAATGTATTAAAGATTAAAAACTTTAATAGACTAGAAACATGCCTGTTCTTAACGTGGAATCAAACATTGAAAAGATTGCGAATGAACTCGAGAAGTTGCACCAAGAAATTTATAGACTTCAAGGAAGTCTCCGTGTGTTCTTGGGATTTAAGGAAGCGGGTCTAGAGGAGATTGATGTTCCCGACAAGGAAGAGACGGAGTCTGAATCAACTTAATGGTCCACGCGTATCCACTGTGATGCCCGGCGTTCCAAGCACCATTAAAATTTACTGACATTTTCACTTTGTCACCCTTAGCTAGAGATTGCACGGGTGTGTCACCTTCTACGGTACACATCACGCGTCTGTATCTGAAAGGTACTTTGAGTGTTAATAGATTTCCAGTTAATGGGTCGTCTATGTTTTCATTGAGTATAAACCTAACTTTACTTTCTTGAAGACCACGCGCGTAATCCCTGGTTCTGTTATCTACTTCCACGCGTATGTATTTCTTTGAATTGAAATCATACATGGGTGTGTATACTGTACCTTCTATCGGAATCATCCTTTTCTGGTATATATTGTTATTAAAATTAAAGCTATAAGTATGAATATGATGTGCGTGACTAACACAGGTTGAAGAGGATACCGAGTACCGAACTGTTCGTGGCAAAATGAACGACCGACCTCTATGGCTGCTTCCATACTCGAATACGGTGTGTATCTAGGAGACATCATACCACACAGAGCCACGTGTTTGTTCTCCCCAAAGAAAGGTACTTGTCCGTGAAGACTCAAAACACCCGAAGACTGTTCGAATGTCCAACGCCCATCCTTCCATTCGGCACCCCACCCTATGCGTACATTTCTCGGTTCCGGGATACCGAGTTGTTGAATCACCTCTGGTTTCAGTGTGTCTGGGTGTGTGGTTAACACGTCTTCCGTGAGATCACACACGACACACGATATGGTCTTACCGTCGGCTAGAACCACGGGTTGTAAACGAAGTGGTGTTTCCATGCCGAACTCCAAATCCGAGCGGATCTGTATGGGTTCGTCGTAGTCGAGCAACACGTTAATACACCCGTAAGTACTTGGGCCTATCTTTTTTAGTATATCTTCACCCCAATTATCACCCACCAATTGGAGTGCTTTACTGTTGTCTACACACAAGACGAGTAAACCGTCGTTTATGGTGACCCCGTCCCTAAATTTAGCCTCGTATCCGTCTTCGAGATACTCAACGGACTCGAGGTGTGTGTTAAACATGAATGTCGCGCCTCGCTTGAGTAAAGCGTCTTGCATCGCGTCGCTCATCACTTTTCCTGATACACTCTGTGTGTACTGTTTAGACATGCCCACGTGGTCGAAACTTTTTACGAACTCGTACGCGGACATGGTCTCCCAGTCAACTCCGTCCATGATAAACGTGAGCGTTTGAATCAAACGTTCACCACTCATCGTCATGTTTCCCAAAGCATCTTTGAGTGAGATGGACTTGTACTTAGTAGGTCGGGCCAACACGCGTCCCGCGAGAGAGGCGAGAACCCCGTAATCTTTGATACCTAAATTTCTGAAGACGGTTTTGTAAACATCCGTCTTCGCGGGTTGAAACACGTCGTCCCATTCTATTCCCATCTCTCTGAAAAGACTATCGGTGTTTACGAAGGCGTTATCAAACACGATTCTGTGTGCGTGTAAATCACGGGTCTCCGTTTCGGGTTCCCACCACGAACCACCCGCCGATGGTTTGCGGTCGTATACGATGACCTCGTGGTCCGTGGACCTGAGAAGTTCCCATGCGACAGACATGCCCGTGGGTCCGGCACCCACGATGTGGACTCGCATTTATAATAAGGTACCAAAAAAATATACGCGTATTATAATGCAAGCTGAAAAGGAACTCAAAAAATTACTAAAGACCAGAGAGAAACAAAAAAAGAAGGTGGAACAGAGTTATAAAAAATTTGATAAGGCGCATGTTAAAAGCAGTAAACACACTCCCAGTTTACGAAAAAAACTTAATAATAATTACGATAAATTGAAACAAATAAATAAAAACCTTAATAATAATGCGTCTAGAACGTTAATGAAAGAAAAGGGTTTGTTAGGAAAAAATAAAGCTAAGTCACTTCTTAATGAAATAGAAAGAAAAGGTAAAAATGTGCCTAACATACCAGAAAATATAAAAAGTATCATATCCAGTCAACTAAAAAGTAGATCAAAGATAAATGTGACTCGAGAATTGGTTTCAAATTTTAAAAAGTATCCATTTCATATTCAAAAGAAGATCGTAGATTTGTTGTATAATACGAACGCCCCGGTCAAAAATATCACGAATTATGAAACACTCGAATACATAATGAACAGAATCGATTCTAACACAAATCGTATGATGCACAAACCAGTTAAACATTTAATAAAAATGAAACAATTTATGAATGAATACAAAAAATATTACAATTCTGGTAAAACTTATAAACAATTCGTAAATTTAACTTATAAACTAAATAACGCATTCAATTAGGCCGGAAGATACAACGCGTTACGCGTGAGTTGGTAAAACACGAGGAGAGACACGGTCAAGAGTGTTTGGAAATCGAGGTATTCCATGGACATGATGAGTAGAAACACGTTGAGAATCACGTGCATGGGTATGGGTTTTTCGGGTCCATACTTCGTGTAGAATCCGTACGTCGCCCCACCCGATAACAGAAGTGCGTTGATGGCCGTAGCGTACGATGGTCTGTACAAGAACCATGCGGTATACAGGAGTGAAACGTAAGATATGAATATGGACCGTCTCCCAAGCTCCTTCATGCTGTCCACGATCAATAGAGGTTTCCTTTCCAAAAGTTTGGATTCCCAATGTGGACCAAGGATCAAGTAGGAAACATAGAGGATCACGAAAATGTACCACATTTTTATTAGTATCGTAGAAAAAAAATAAAAAAAAATATTTTTTCCGAAACTTTTTTTAGAAAAAAGAAATAAAAAAAATAATTTTTTTTTCTTAAATTTTTCTGATAAATATTATGTATAAAAATTACTTTAGGTATGATTTAGATATACTTTCTATATAAACTCCGTAAATTGGTTTAACGCCGTGTATACCCGTGGAAACATGGACGAGAATTTTCGTCATAGATATGTTTTAGACATACCTTCTACTTAAAGCTCGTATTTAGGTTTCATTTATACATACCTATATTATTTTTCACAAGAATTTTCTCTCACAAAAACAAAAATAAAAAAATATTTTTTTGAAAACTTTTTTTAGAAAAAAGAATTGTAAAAAATAATTTTTTTTCTAAAACTTTTCTGAGATTCCAAAAAATTCTATTAAAGAAAAAACTCGAACCATGTCTAGAGATGAACCCATTAACACGAGCGTATAACTACCACGTGATGCTCGCGGCGAGTAAGACCGCCGTGTCCGGGTACAAAGGTAAAGAACCCGTGGGGTGTGAATCGGACATGCGTCGACGAACCGTCGCACAAAGTAAAGTACACTTGATACACAAGACTGTTTGGGATCCTGAACGAATGACTTACATCACGAAACATTACCTACCCGACGGGACTCCGTATAACGCCATGACGTTAAAGAATAAAATATCTTCATAAAGTAAGGATGCTGACATGCGCATCATCAATAAAAATAATACCAACGCACGTTAAACAGAAACGTAATACGTGGAAGTTTGCGGCGGAATTCCTGTGGCGTAAAAATTTTGTAAAAAATCAGTCCGAACTGGGTGCGTGGACGCGAGATCAGTTAATAGAGCTCGGCCCTACGTTTGTAAAATTAGGCCAGATTGTATCAACGCGCGCAGACCTTTACCCTGTAGAGTTTACGCGAGAGCTCGAATCTTTACAGGATAATGTCCCTCCGATAGACGATGGAACGTGTAAAAGATGTTGTAAACGCAAACGATGTATTTTCGGAGTTCGACTACGAACCTTTTAAATCTGCGAGCATAGGGCAGGTACACATGGCTAAACTGTTAGACGGTCGCGAAGTCGTGGTAAAGATAAAACGACCTAATATCTATGATATCATGAAACGAGACACAGATAACATAGTGGACGTCGTAAACTTTTTAGAACGGGTAGGGCATAGATACGGGTGCGACGTCTGGGAAGGTCCTCGAAGAGTCCATAGAGTACCTTTTGTCTGAATCAGATTACGGGAAGGAGATGGAAAACGCACACAAAATGCGTAGGGCATTCAAAGGTGTGAAATGGGTGAAGATCCCGAAAGTGTACGATGAGTACTGTACGGAAGACATGATCGTCATGGAGTACGTGAAATCCAATAAGTTTACGGAGATTCGTGACGAAAAGGTGAACCCAAAAAAGATCTGCGAAGCTTGATAACATCTTACGTGATTCAAACTATGGAGAAAGGCCTGTTTCACGCGGACCCACACCCAGGAAATTTGGGTTTCTCGGAAAAGGGTAAACTCGTGTTTTACGATTTCGGTCTCGTGATAGACATATCTGACGAACTCAAGGTAGGTTTCCAAGACCTGTTTAAGTGTATCATAAACAGGGACACGAAAGGTATGGTGGATACGTTGATACGACTGAACGTGATCGTGCCCACGACGTCGGACACAAGTGATATCGAAATATTTTTCAAAACGACTTTGAACTATTTGGAAACCTTGGACGTAAACGCGTTTAAAAATGACGTATTGGACGACGAGATACTCCTATCTCTCGCTCAAAAGAAACCATTCACGATTCCGACGTCATTCGTGTATCTCGCCAAGGCTTTCTCTACGGTGGAAGGTACGTGTATAAAGTTAGACGAAAATTTCAATTACTACGAGTACTTGGAACCCATGATACGCGAACAATTCATAGACAGTTTTGACGTGCAAGACATGTTTTCGACATCGTTGGAGATGCCTTCGAGGATACGAAACATAAGTACGGCTGTTCTGGGTTTGGAGGAATCCAGAGCATCCATGAAACGTTCGTTAGAGAGGACTAGGAAAGAGATGCGGTACGCGCAGTACAGTGTGTTGTCTGCGGTGTTTGCTGGGAACATGGTGGATCACTTACCTGCGTTTGTTTTATTATCCGCGTTGAGTGCGTGGTTCGCGTTTACTTCTCATAAAAGTCGATAGAAACCTCTTCTTTTGGTTTCTTTTCTTCGACGAAGAAAGCCTTGTGGCTTTCCAAAATCTCACGGGATCGAATCTTTTCACCCTCCGCGATTTCGGAAAGCTTTTCTCTGATGTTCGTGAAATCATTCACGCGTTGTTTCTTCATTTTCTTCCCGTACTTCTTGAACTTCTTTCGAATGGAGGCGATGTTAGCTGGAGTGGAGGCCGCGATGACAAACATTTATTATCTCTTGACATTTTTTCTCGGTGTGAAAGCCGACTCTAAGAATTTTTTAGATGCGATCATTTTTCGAACTTTCATGACCTTTTCAAACTTTTTTATCTGATCGAGAGTTGCGTTTTCATTTCTCACTTTGTTGCGCACGAAGTTCTTTTCTTCCCGTGACATGTACGGGGACGCATTGATGTATTTGAGTCTGTTTGTGATTCTCGCACTAATGATTGAGTTGACGACGCGACCTATTCTGGGGTCTTCGCGTTTTCGCTTAGTTTTCAAGGATACGAGTGCACTCACAACGTTATTCATGTTATTATTACATTACAAATTAATTTTTGCTATACGGTCTAGCATATCACTTAAATAGAGACCTGAAAATGAAATGTTATTATTTCTGTATGAGAAATTACCACTATTACTCTTCTTTATGGTCTTCATCATTTTAACACGCTTTTCTAGAGCTTTGAGTGATTTGTCGCTGTTTTGAATTTTTTCAAAATTAGATGGTTTTATGCCTATCTCACCTAGTATTCTTTCTACGGATGGCGAATCACGTTTGTAAAGTTTGAGAAACTGGTACAGTTGCGCCAAATAATTGACGAGTTCTGTCTTGTACACAGTTAACACACGCGCATTATTCATGTAATTCTCAATCATCTCGTGTCCCGTGTACCTACGACGCGCATCAGAAATCCTTACATTTTTGCGTAGATTATCGTAGTTCAATAGGAGATCGACGACTTCTTTTCTCTTTGGTTTATTAAACACGTTTCCCTGGTTTATGTAATTGTCATAAAGTTTCGCGCGCGCGGGTGCCTTTGATTTGTCACTCGAGAGAGTGGCTCCATTTTTGAGGCGATTTACTATCTTGTTGTATTCTCTCACGCGCGAGAGTATTTCCCTGTTTATCATGTTCTCGTTTTTGAGACCCATGTTTGAGAGTACATCTTTGATGGCTCGATTACTCATCTTACTATTCCATTACAAATTAATATTAAGTCGCTTGAGTTTCTCTCAAACTCTCTACGTTCACCCGGTGATTCAATCTTTTCACCCTGTGGCGATGGCCCTGATTTCGGGACCTGTTAAGTGCATTGCATCCGTGCGGAAATCCTTGAACGCCTCCATCGTGACGGGTACGAGTGGTTGGACCAGTTCATAAATCGCGTTCGCGTATTCACGAATCTCCATTTGCGCGTGTTCATCCATGCGTAGGTGGAGGTAATGCATGAGATTGTGAAGGTTGATCTTCCAATAGAATTCTGTGTATGTGGATTGTGGAAGGTTACCACGCGCCTGTTCTCGGCACGTACCCCTGTCGAGAAGGTCCTGATACAACTCAAACGATTCATTGAGCTTTTCGGAAACTTTAGAGGACAACTCGTCACCGACATCCACGACACCTTCCGACCCCTGATTGTTTACTTTGGATTGCCCGCGCAGAACGTCGGGTTCGTAGTACTGTTTCGGTACGACGGAGTATCTGGCGGAGAGTTCGTTGATACTGGCCATGCGGTGGCGCATATGCTGTCGAGCGATATAGATGGGCATCTTGATGTGAAACTTGAATTCCACCATTTCGAAGGGGGTGGTGTGCCAGTGTCTAAGGAGATATCGAATAAGTCCCCGATCTCCTCTTGAGGTTTTAGTCCCATCTCCATACGAGACTCGTGCAGATTGGACGATGGCCGCATCCAAATCTTCCCGAGGCATGTGGTCCACGAGGCGAACAAACCCGTGATCCAAGACATCTTTCTGCATGATTAATTATACAACGGGTTAAATCTTTAATTCCATGACATCCTTTCTCTCAAGCGTCTGAGTAAATATGGGGTAAGTTCTAGCATGTTACCAAACGGAACGTACCTGTAATCGATGCCTATGTTTTTACCCATCCCTAAAAGTTGTGCGGTCACGTACTGTTCCTTATCAAACCTCGTCGCGTAACGAAGAGACCTTTCATTGTGTGTCGCGATGATGGCGTGTACGTGTGGACACACGAGTGAGTACGTCATCGCCTTCGCGTATTCATTGTCTACGTCTGCCTTATTCGAAAACAGACCTTCTTGTGTTCTCAAGTAAGCACCGCGTACGAGCTTTGCGCCAAGCATGATACCATCTCTTTGTGTGTCATCCATGTCACACAGAAGTTCTTGCATCGCGTGCATTCTATACATTTGGTAGGTCTTGTATACATGAACAGTGCTTCGCGTGTTGTGTTCCGCCATCATATCGTAGCACACATCCGGGTACAACACGTCTTCGGCGTCTATGCAAATCTTTACACCGTGTCTCTTCGCCGTTTTTATGATGGAGTGTGTGCAGTCTTTTGCTTTAGATTTGGACTCCCTCGAACCAAAACTCGTGAGTTTTATGGCACACATGGATTCCGGTGGGAGTGTTTTGATGACGCTCTCTGTGGTACGCATGACTTCGAACGCGTCTTTTAGTTTACAATTTTCCTTCGCGTAATCGACGATGACCTTCTCACCTCTCTTGTGTAGGATTTCTAAAACGCGTGGGAGTTCTCTGAATGTTGCCGCATATCTGAGCATTACTTTACTTTAGATATTTTTCGTCTAAATCATTTTTAAATCCGTCTATGTCTTTGTAGTACCTTTTCAAGTCTTTCATGAACCGCTTGTTTTTCTCGAGGCATTCACACTCGGGTTTGTTGAGGTAAATCCACGCGAGATTTGACTTGGAGTACTTGGTTTCCTTTTGATTTTGATTGGGTCTTCTCGGAATGACCTTCTTTTTCACAGTCTTCTTGAGTGGTTCCGTGCGCTTCGTGAAACTGATGGCTTGCATCACCGTGTCCGCGAGATCATCTTTCTTCTTAGACTCTTTGAATACTGGAAGCCAGTGAGCGTTGATGGGATCGGCATTCAAAAACGCTTCACACCTTTCGATGGACACTTTCTTACGTTTGAGATACTGCGCTTTACCTGGCCCACACACATCTGGAATCTTAAACTTCGCATCGTAAATGATAGTTTCAGACTTAGGCGCTTTTATGACAAAGTACGCGTGTAAAAAGTTTTCAACCATCTTCATTTTCTTGTTTCGGTCGGGTTGTTTCTCTATGAGAATGACATCTGATTCTAATACCCATGGGCGTTCATCGAGGTGATTTCGCATCGACACGAATATACCATCTTTAGATTCAGGGGGTACACCGGATACATCCCAGTTTGCGATGAGATTTGACTCTTCATTAAATTGACAAATGGCTAAGTTACGTATACCTACGTCTATGCTAAGTATCATTGACTTAAAGTAAATTTATTTCTTTATATACTGTAAATGAAGAAGGCTGGACGTATGAATACGTTCGCTGTTTTGATTTCCATAGCCATCGTGGGTTATTGGTTATACACTCTCAGACGCGAAAACCTCGACGGTGATTCCAAAGCCGTCGCATACGTGCGTGACGCTCCAGAGGGTAAGTTCATTAACCCATTTGTCATTTACGGTCTCGCGAAGGAGCAGACGAAGGATGAAGAAAAACTCGCGAGAATCATACCAATCGCGAAGTCTGGTGATCGCGAAAAGCTCATCGCATACCTCGAATCTTTGTAAACGTATTTTTGTTTTTAGTGGTCACAGTACACCACAGAGAACAAAAATGATTATTTATCTTTTACCAAACTTGGCGATACCGGCATTGATACCCTTATTCATGCCCTTTTGACCAGCTGGAGACATACCGAGCACAATCATGGCTATGACGGTCATGCAACAGCACACGGCCGAGTGCGATTATGGCGTATTTCGCTGGCCCAGTCATGGCGCCTATGACACCGGCAGCGGCATCACCGACCGAATCGACCACTTCCGCGGCACCACCAGCCTTGGACGCGGCCGTGGCTTCACCCTTGGCGACGATTTCGTTCGCCATTTTGTTGGTCGTGATGGCCGAAATAATGTTCTTAGACACGGCTTGCGCGGCCAAATCCGCGGAGATGTTCTGTTTAAAGGTGAGCTTTTCGCCGTTGAGACATATGGTTTCACCTATGTATATGTTTTGATCCTGTACGTTGACGGATTCATTGATAGTCTTCGTGAGGTTGTTGGTTTCAAGATTAGTTTTCACGATGTTTTTAATTTCTGTATTAATATTTTGATTTACGTTTTGGCGATCCCCGAATTGCAGATTCCCCATCTGGGTCTGTTTATCGAGTGCGGCCCCCGCCTGTGCCTGAAGTTCAGATACAATTTCGTTTTCTACTTTTTGGAAACTTTGGGCGATCTGCTCCGTCGTCGCCATGAAACTTGAGGTGATCTGTTGATCGGTCTCAATGTTACACCCAACATTTCTCAACACCTTGAGTTGCATACCTTGAATGTTTTGCATGGTGTTTTCATTGATGGTTTCGTTGTTTGTGACAGAATTGTACATCACGTCATTGACGACACTCATATTAAAGTTTTGGTTGATGGTAGAACTTCCACCCCCACCCATGATTTGTGATGTACTGAGAAAAAAAATATAAACTTAAAGACTTATATATAATTCTAAACTATGTGGTGTTGGTGGTGTTGTCATCCATTTGAAGGTGAAACCTTAGAATTACCATACAAATATGACGAAAAGCGTAATAAATTTTATACAGTGTGGTGGTTTCTGTTCGTGGAGTTGTATGAAAAGATACGCCATCGATAAGTATGGTATCACGCGCGGTGGAATCATATGTAGTAACATAATCATCATGCGCTAAGAAGCTATACAACAAACTTGGGTCTATCCGAATCGCACCTCTCCGCGAAGAACTCGACTGTGTTCGGTGGAAACATGACCATAGAAGAATTTAGGAACGATAGCGTCGTAGACAAAGAGAAACCTAAAGAGATAGATAAGAAACCCCTAGAAAGCAAAGTCATACCAATTATTTCAAACACAAAGAAGATGGATGAAATAAAGAGTGCGACTGGAAAGAATGAAACACTCCGATTAAAACGAGAGAAACCACTCAAACGAAACCAAAACAATTTGGAATCTGCGTTAGGACTCATCATTAAGACCAAAACGTAAGAGACGCTTTTGTTTATTTGTCGGTTTCGATTTAGGAAGTTCTTCTGAACGGGCACTGTGTACCCAATTTTGGCCATCATACGCCATCCATTTGATGTCGTGTTTTTCTATGACCTTTCTGCATAAAACACACGGTAGTGATATACCTTCGCCATAACTGGTTTCTCGGCAAATCACTAACGTACCATATTTCCTGTTTACCCAAGACGTGAACTTGTGTGCCCTGTATCCCTTCTTAGAGCAGACGCGCTGGAGTTGTTTGATGAGTCTTCGCTCTGCGCAGCAGATGCAATCACTTTGGACAGACTCGAAAAAACTTAGTAGTGTAAGTGGTGACGACCGGAAACTTCATGTTTATTGAATACGAGCGCGTTATTTTTAAGGTGGTTGCAATTATCACAGACCGAACCTTCGAATACAAAGCAACAATTGTCACATTCATTTAAAACGCGTATGTTCCTTTGTACAAGTTTGTTTTCAGAGTACAAAATTAAATCTCTTATGGTGTAAATTCCATACATGACCATGGTTTCCAAAGACGGAAACTTCATCCTACTTACCAAAACAGCTGCAAACTTTAGATACCTTTAGCATCACAGAGAAACTATCAATCATTGGCGGAACCATCTTCTTGAGAACGATTTCGAGTTCAGAATCTTCCTCACCTTCGTCAATTTGTTCAATCAAAGAGTAAATCAAATCGATCACGAGTTCCTTCTTTTCTGGACCCTTCAAACCCTTGAGCTTGTTGACTTCCATCATGAGCGTGGACACGATGCCACAGATGTTTTCCTTGTTGATACCGGTCTTCTTGTATCTGTTGGTCAACGCCTTCATGCGCTCGATGACCTGCTTCGCTTCCTTTGTCTTGTCACTCGCGTAACCACTGATGACATTTTCTGGTGCGTTCTCCATTTATGTTTATCATAGAAATAAATTCTTTAATTATTAATAATGGACGTCGACAAGACCATCGTGTTTGTCGCCGTATCCATGGGTGTGTACCAGTTGGTGAACGAATTCAATAATATATACAACATGAAGGGTCTGGAAGAATACGACAGAGCTTACGTGATTTCTGGGATCATCACGAGTCTTCTCTGGACGGTGTATCAATACAGGCAAGGTTCAAATTACTACGCCATGTATTCCGCCTGCAGGTCTTCTATTAGGTGTATACACGCTCGTGCAGTTGTATCGTCGCCAGAAATACGAGGCGTAAACGTGGTGTGTTTTGCGAGTGTACCTATGAATTCTAACATTTTGTATTTTTCATCGAACGTTAATCTTCCTGTCTTCTGCATCACATAAGACAGGAGCATTAAGAGGATTCGAATTGAATCGACTACATGCATATTTACTTTCTGCAAATTTTAAAAAGTAACAATTTACCCTCATCTGAAACCCCCTCCATGAACTTTCCGTAAAACTGACCCGCTGAGACTTGTGTACCACTCAGATATGTGATTTTCGTGTTTGACTTTCTAAACTTGTCGACGGCGTCGTAATGTTCCGCACACCACCTCTTTAATTTATCTATGTGTGGCTGAGAACGTTCTATGATTTCATCTCTCTGTTTTTTCTCGGCTGCCATCTGAATTTTATATTCGATGTACTCATCTATGTCGATGAAATCACCCGCCGTTTTTTCTGGGGGTACGATCTGTGTATCGGCCGCGACGGCGTCGTTCAGAATGTCTTTGAGTTTTTGTAGTTCATACTTTTTAAGATAGAACTCCTCCGTGCCTTCTATTTCACCTGATTTTTTGGCGTCCAAACCACCCATGGCAGCCATCACCGAAACCACACAACTAAAGAAGCACAATAGTATCAATGCGATGATTCGTTTATCCATCTATTGTGTACGGAGATTAAAATCGAGTGCTCGTTGTCATCGGCATGTTTTGAGACAATGGCGTTGTCTCCATGGGTCCCATTGAGGTCATTGGAGCAGCCGAACCCGCCGCAGACTTCCTGAAAGATGGGAGTTTGCCACCCTTCTTTCTAAACATCATGAAACCAGAACCAAGCATGAGAAGCAAGTAACCAATCAAGCTCACGATACCGAAGTTACGAGCAGACTTAGTCGGCGGAATCCTTGCACTCGTTTGTCATGGCAAGCGTCATGGAAGACGCGATGGTACCGAAGATACCGAACAACACACCGAAGACAGCGGCTTCAGACTTCGCAAACTTGGCGAAGATGAGCGTCGCGATGGTCGTGATGGCCATGGTCATGGTGTGACTCAAGAACCCCTTCAAGTTCTTCCACTTTTGGGAATCTTGGATCTGGCTACACTTGTTGAATGTAGAGACACCGACGCTCGGTGATGGCGATGTAAAAGATACCCATCATGATGATCAAACCGAGTGTACCGTTCGACATTTCGAGTTCAACTTTTGCGTTATTGGCGAGTGCCTGAAGTTGTTTCAGGTTGACCATTTTATATGTTATGTACTGAGAAATTTAATCATGTCGTCAATGCCCTTCTTTTGTGACCATCCGAGAGATTTAAGTTTGTCTGCCGATATGTAGTATCGACGGTCATTAAATGGCCTGTCGTCCACGTACTCTATCCAAGCATCGTAATCTTCCGTATTTTTGATGGTTTTTATGATGAGCTTGGTGACATCCATGACCGTGAGTTCGTGATCCGATGCTATGTTATATATCTCACCTTTTTCACCTTTTTTCCAAACGATATCCACGGCGTCAACCACATCATCCACGTGCATGAACGCTCTTTTCACATGAGCACTCTTTGTTCCGTGAATGGTACACTTTTTGTTTTCTTTGAGGAGTTTCTTGAACTTTGGGATGAGCTTTTCTGGATATTGATTTGGGCCATACACATTATTACATCTTATGACCTTTATGTTCATCCCGAATGACTCGATGTATGAACGTACGAGCATTTCAGCGGCCGCTTTGGATGCCGAGTAAGGATTCGTTGGTTTGAGTACCGCATCCTTTTCGGTAAATGGTACATCCGTTACACTTTCGCCGTATACCTCATCCGTGCTGAAGTGAATAAACTCAACATTTGGCAAGAAATATCTACACGCCTCGATCAACACATGTGTCGCGTGTACGTTATCCTTTGTGAATGTGAGCGCGTTTTCAAAAGAATTATCCACGTGACTTTGTGCCGCAAAGTGAAACACATAATCAAACTCATATTCGTGTATGAGGTGTTCAATGAGTTCGGCGTTACCTACATTCCCCTTAATAATGGTCGCCTTTCCATCATCTATGTTTTTGGTGTTTGAACAGTAATCCATTTTATCAACGGTGACAAACTCAATATCTGGATATTTGTCTTTCATCCGGTTGATAAAATTGGACGCGATGAACCCACATCCTCCCGTGACGAGAGCAGTAGGCATTTAGATATTAGAAATTACTTGTTTTAAGCTACTTAATTACCTTTGAAATTCTTTAGGAGTTCACACACCCTGTCTACGTCTTCAATCTCCAAACCATGATGTGCGCCTAGAAGGAATCCATCCTTCATGATCTTATCTGCGTTTTCGAAATCTTGGAGATACTCTCTGAACGCTGGGTGTCTCGTGATGTTACCAGCAAACGTCACACGCGTTTGAACGTCATTTTCTTCGAGGTATTTCACTAACTTGAGTCTATCCGGACACTGCAATGGGATCGCGAGCCAGTTTGGTTTTCTGGAATCATCCGGGAGTGTGTAGTACTCGGTGTCCTTGAGATTTTCGAGGTAACGTTCGATCATGGTACGCCTCTTATTGAGGAAACCTTCGAGCTTATCGAGTTGTACGAGACCAAACGCGGCGTTCATTTCACACGCCTTCAAGTGATATCCCGCGACACCATACAAAAACTTCCAGTCGTATGGGATGCCATCGACGGAGTGATTGAAACGTTCGCTCGGTTCTTCGATGTTATCACCGATTCTACCCCAATCTCGGTACATGAGTGCACGCTTGAGATGCTCTTCGTCATTAAACATGACCATGCCACCCACGCCACCTGCGGTGATGACGTGACTCGCATAGAAGCTCGTGGTACTCAAGTCTGTACACTCAGTCTTCGTGATCGTGTCGGCGGAATCTTCAAACAAAATCACATTTGGAAACGCTTCCCGAATGGCTTTCCAATCTGGTGTGTTTCCAATCAAGTTTGGAAGAAGGAGACACTTGGTGTTTTCCGTGACAACCTTCTTGAGCTGTTCCACACTCGGAACGTATGTATTTAATTCTACGTCACAAAACACGGGTTTGTGCCCCAGTTGTACGATGGGTGCGACGGTAGTGGAAAATCCGCATGCGGGTGTTACGATTTCAGAACCCTTTGGAAGGTCGAGAGCACACAAACCCAAAAGGATCGCACTACTCCCGGAGTTTACAAAGAGTCCATGTCTCTTCCCGAATATACCTGAAACCCTTTTCTCAAATTCAACAGAACGATCCCCAAAGCCAGCGAGCCAGCCATCGCGGAGACAATTATTGACAGCTTCAATTTCTTCCTCCCCGTATGACTCAAATTTGTTGGGTGCATACCAGACCTTTTTTGGCATTGTGTTTTAATAACATCTATAACTTTTAAGTAATCTGTTTGTGGTTGGATGTAAAATATTTGTTTGATGACACCTGAGAGTGCGTGAATTCCTTCTTTTGAATTTTCAAAACCGAGCACACGTGTTTCACCCTTTCCATATAAATCGATGGCGAGTTTGTAACACTCTGAATTTGGTTTCGGTTTCGAGTAATCTTCTCTTACTACCCAGTTCTTGAGCTTGTTAAGTATGGGAAGTTTACTCTTAAAATGTTCCACAACTCTCCTGTTTGAGTTTGTAACCACGACATGGTTTATGTCATTATCGATGATGAAATTTATAAACTTATCGGCATTCTTATTGAGTTCTAGGTATTCAATCTTTAGCATTTCTTGTAATTTTTCCTCGCGGATACCTTCCGGGTTGGGAAAATCGCTCAAAAACTTTGTCATTCCAATGGTTTCCACAATTTCTTGTATTTGTTCCGGTTTCATACCGAGTACTTTAGCGTATGCTTCATAGTGAAGGTGGTCGCTGTTCACGAGTGTCCCATCTAAATCAATGAGGAATAACATCTCACTTAAAGTATTGTTTTTACTTTAAGTAAATGAAAAGAGTGTGTGTTCTCGGTTCAAATGGATTCGTGGGAAGCAATCTACTGAAAGATACCGATTGGGTCGGTGTTACGCGCCGGGAATTGGACCTCACGGACCAATGTGCCGTAGAAAAATACTTTGACAAACACGCATATGATGTTGTGATTCACTGTGCCGTCGTGGGTGGAAGCCGTCTCAAACCAGATGATGGTGACGTCGCATACAAAAATATTCTTATGTTTGAAAATGTAGCGAGAGTTTTCAAAGGTAAACTGATTTACTTTTCGAGTGGCGCGGCACTCAGAGGTAATCCACCGACGGATCCTTATGGATTGTCTAAATGGCTCATTGATAAAAGAATACAAACCATACCCGACGCATATTCATTGAGAATATGGGGGTGTTACGGAGACGGTGAACTCCCCACGAGATTTAGTGCCGTGTGTAAGAGAGAAAAACATGTCATCATAGACAAAGATAGATACTTTGATTTCATAGACGTGAAACATGTAAAATGTATCGTAGAACAGTATGTTGATGGTGAGTTACACGATAAGGAGTTTGATCTCGTGCATGAAAAGAAACTTTTACTTTCACAATGGGCCGAAAAGTTTGGGGCTTCTTGGGAAATAAGGGATATTTCTAGTTTGGGTGAATCATACTGCGCTCATCGCTGAGATGGATTCTTTAAATTTTTCATTTTAATGTTTGAATTTTCATTATTTATGAATTTCTTGATTTTGTTTTCAAATTCTGATGTTCCTATGTCTTCGAATTTAAGTACAAGTAATTTATCTGGTTTATCTTTAAAATACTCAATTATATCCGAGTTGTGTTTTTCATACACACTTTTGAATTTTTCTTTGTGTGCATCAGTAATGTTTCCGTATACACCGAGCAATGAATTATTTATTTTAAAATTATTTTTACCACCCCTGTTCATATAAGTTTTGTAACTTTCAAAAGTCGAATCCGTGTCTCTTATACACAATATGAATTTAGAATCACTATATTTTTCATTTATGTACTTATACATACCAAAATATGGGAATTCTCGTGAAACCATATCTTCATGTTTTTCTAAGAAATCATACAATTCTTGGTTATTGACGGTTCCATTAAAAAATGATGATATCTGATCAGACTTGTCAATTTTATAACCGTCTGTGAATATATCATCACTGTTTATGTGAAGAGCAATGCTTCTACCAAAATACACTTTATAATCTAAAAGTTCTTTCACAAATGTACATATACTCCTTGAACCCGTTTTCAAGAATCCAGTATATATTACCCTCATTTATATATTTTTATAATATTTTTTTAACTTGATTAAAGGATACACAGTTTTAATTGAAAATGAAGCTTCTTGATTGCTCCCTTCGTGATGGAGGATACGTAAACGATTGGTATTTCAGCAAGGAACACGCTAGAGCGTGTTACAATTCGGTAAAGGAATGTGGAATCGAATATTGTGAAGTTGGTTTTAGACGAACCACACACTCTTCTGGACCATGGTTTTATACCCCCGAATCATTGATTAACGAGACATTCAAGGATATCGTGTCACCGGAATGCAAACTCGCGCTCATGGCGCAAATGGGTACGTTCACGATCGACGATTTCGTGCCTAGGTCTGAATCACTCGTGAGTATGGTTCGAGTTTTGGTTGCGTACCACTGTGAAAACAAAGATGATTCTAAGCTTAATACCAACTTACTTCACGACACAGTGGATATGTGTAAACAGCTCAAGAACTTGGGATACGATGTGTGTATAAACATTGGTAGAATTGATAAGATGTCTGACGAACAGATTAAGGAGACGTGTGAAATCATCAAGGATGCTCCCATAGAGTATTTCTACTTGGCGGATACATACGGAAACTTGGGAATTTATAAGATGCGTAGTATTTTGAATTTTATCAAACAACACTACGACGGGGCTATTGGATTTCATGCACACGATAACCTTAAAAATGCATCTGTGAAGGCTATAGATGCGTTATATAATGGGGCGGGCATAGTGGATGTGACATTCGGTGGTTTTGGGCGGGGTTCGGGTAACGCAAAGACTGAGTATGTCCTCGCACACATGGAAAACAAGGGTGACTACAAGTTGTTACCCTCTCTCGTCTATGCCGATAAGTGGGTGGAATCATACAAAAAATCCGGTATTCCATATTTACTTTCTGGTATGAAGTCGATGCATGTCAATTACGCGATAGAAGTAATTGAGAAGCACGAAGACTTAACTATAAAAAAGGTGTATGATGTTTTTAACAGGATAGTTGAAGACGGTAAACATCACTTCTACTCATCAGATATTCTCACACAATACATGTAAAAATTTATCTTCTTTTTTAGCTATGATTTTGAAATGCTTTGAAAGAAGATTTGAAAAGCTTTCCATCGTGAAACAATTTATGTGTTCGTGCCAGAATTCCTTGTTTTCCGTTTTCTCTTTTGGTACTTCAAAATAGTAATACTTTGAAAATCCCTTCATTTCTTCTATGATTTTATTTGGATCTGGTACGTGTTCTAAGACGTGCATACACGTCATGAGATCGCAATTGAAAAGGGTATCTGTAATTGGAACTTTTGACTCCACATTACAAATATCGTACACGTGTCTATTTTTTCCTATGTTTGGTGTATTTAAACCATCATATCCACCAAAATCTATGAGTGTATCTACATCTTTTATGTGACTATTTATAAACGGGTCACTAACATCATTCACATACGCATGTCTTTCATTGAATGTACTACACTTATATTCTGGTTCGTATTTTAATCTAACCCTGTTATATTCGTCTTCTCTATAATTCAGATAAAGATTGTTCATTTCTTCGTCATCAAACATTATATTGATTCCACAGAATCCACAATCACCACATTTCATAGTCTTACAAGGAAAGTAGTTCACTTGATTTGGTACTCCATATAAATGTTTAGTGGGTTGTGGTACCATATTAAACATTCTTTCTACTAAAAATGGGGCTATTATACTTGGTTTAAACGTGCATTTATCTGAATTACAAGCTCTACAATTATGTATGAACTTCATTGTGAGTTAAAGGTGTTTACTCTTTAACCCAAACATTATGAAGTCTGGGATTATTTTCATAGTATGGATGTGGAATTGTGTGCACCAGTTTGAATTTATATGATTTCATTAATTCGTCTATTTCTTCATATTTTTTTATCATTTCGGACCAAGGCGTTCCGTCTTGCTCATATATTACGACGCGCATGCTTTCCACCTCTTTTGGGTTTTCTTTTATGAAATCATAAAAGAAACCTTCGCAATCTGCAACAATGCAATCAAATTTCAAATTGTATCGCTTTTCAAGATCTTTGAAAGACGTATTTTCAACTGTTGGGGTATCTGACATTTTAGTGTGCGTACCGTATTCGTGATAGTCAAACTTTGGATCTATGAAATGTATCGCGTAACCATTTTTTGAAATAACTCCATTATATATATGAAATTTACCACCATTACTTTCCCTATTTTTCTTTAGTGATTCTATTACAGTTGAATCTGGTTCCACGGCGACGTGCCTCGTTGGGTCATCCAGCACTTCTGACAAAACACAAGACACGGTGCCATATCTCGCTCCCATTTCAAGTACGGTTGCATCACGTGGAATGTATTTCTTTACCAACATTTGCTCTTCTTTTTCAAAGGACAAATCAACTGGGTTACCATCCCTGTCTTCAAAAGGCATTTGTATACCATGAAATATATTCTTTAAACTTGTGGTACAAACATATTTTCTTTTAAGAACTCATCGTGTAAAAATGGTGCCATTTCTTCATATGGCATGTTCTTGAAAGTTCCATCTGGCTGTGGTTTATTTGATAGTCTCGGATAGCGACCCTGTACATTGCATACAATCTCAACTAAAATTGGTCCATTTTCGTGTTTAAGATATCCTACATCTTCATCATTTTCTACTTTGTAATATGGTATTTCATACGCATTAGAAATCTTTTCAAAGTTGCAAAATGAAAGATCACTTTGTGGTGTGGTACCAAATTCTCTTTTGAATACATTATTTTGTGTTATTTGTATGGCACCATAGCCACCATTATTGAAAATGAGAATAGTCACTGGTAGATTATGGTGTTTGAGTGTTTGCAAGTCTTGGATATTGTATTGAAACGAGCCATCACCGACAATTGTGTATGTTCTTTTACCGTGAAATGCCGCACCCATAGCTGATGCGACTTCGTAACCCATGTCCCCGTGACCACTCGTGATGAAACGGTCTCCATTCTTGTATCTGTGCATGTGCCAACCTACACAATATATGGAACCGGATGACATGGTTACAATTGAATTGCCACCCTTTTCTTTGAAGAATGTATTCAAGTGGCGATAGGGGCAAACAAGAGGACCATTCTTTTCGGGCAATTCTCTTCCCACATAGTTCTCCACTCTTTATTCTTTTGTATCCATTTTTGGTCCCATTCGACTTTTGGTAATTCTATATCAAAGAAAGTTCTTAGATCCATGTGAAGTTTCATGTCTAGTTGTTTCTTTTCCATAAATTCACTTTTATCTATGTCCAAGTAAACGACCTTCGCCTCTCTCGCAAACAAACCACGATTGTATCCCGTAATGTTCTTTGAAAGTCTGGAACCCAAACACAAAATGAGATCCGCGTTTTGGATAGCGAAATTACCCGACCGGTTTCCTATGAGACCAGTCTTACCAACGTAATCGTCTCCCAAATCACTCCCAAAGAATGTGACGACATATGGTAATTTATGTGTGTCTATGAATTTCCTAAACTTGTCACGTGTTTTTGACATGTGTATTCCATTTCCAGCGAGAACTATGGGTCTCTTTGATTCCTTCCATAGTTGCACGAATTCATCGGGTAAATACTGTCTCGTTACATTTTTTAAATCAAGGTGTGTTGGTATCATATCTGGTACTTGCATAGATTGTACATCCACTGGGATGGATAACCAAACTGGACCAAGTCTTCCGGTCGTAAGATTTTCATAACATTCTTGAAGAACACGGTGTGTATCTTTTGGTTCTGTGAGTTCTGCTGCGTATTTTGTCATACCCTTCACAGAATCTATGATATCGCAATCCGATCCAAAATATCCACGGTGTGTAGCACCACTTGATCTTATGTTGTCGTCTCTGTGTACTTGACCACTTATGAAAAACACGGGTACACTATCTTGATATGCAATGAGACACGGTGTGATTGCATTCGTCGCGCCACACCCGGAGGTTACACAACACACACTCGGGTTATGTTCATAAGAAGACCATCCGAGTGCGGCATACCCAGCGGGTTGTTCACCGTGTGTATACGTGACATCCATTTTTTGACCAAATGAGTCATTGAGGTGCATCGCAAATCCACCCGTCACCGAAAAGCATTTTTGGATACCCTTTTCGATTAAAAAGTTGGTGATGTAATCCGAAACCTTCATCTAAGTGATTAAAGAGTAGAAACTTTAATTAGATACATGAAGATTACATACGCCATTCAAGTGTGTAATGAGTCGAGGGAGCTTTTTTCATTGCTTGGATTTTTAACGAGGGTCATAGATGAAGAGGATGAAATAAACGTGTTAGTGGATTCCGATAACACGACGGATAAGGTATCCCGTGTACTCGAACATTACAAGGAACGCATAAATGTGTATGAAAAACCATTTACAAATTTCAAAGAACGTGTCGCTCTCCAATTAGAAAAGGCGACTGGTGAATATATATTTGGTATAGATGCGGATGAAATGCCACGTGAAAGCTTAATAAAAAACATTAAGCGAATCATAGAACAAACGGGTGCGGAGATAATAGCGGTCCCTAGAATCAATATTCATCCAGACATCACTGAAGAAGATGCAAAAGAATTTGGATTTAGACTTAATGAAGTTGGTTTTATAAATTGGCCAGATTACCAAATGCGTGTTCACAAGATATGTGACCATATATATTGGACGGATGAACTTCATACAAAAGTTACTGGTTCGGATAAAGTTGTAGGTATAAAGGCAATACCCGAAATGGCTCTTTGGCACATAAAGTCCATGGACAAGCAAAAAAGTCGATGGAAAAAGGATGAAACTGGCAATTATAACATAAATGCCCCATCTACCACAGATTTATACGATCTCTTAATGTAGTTAAAAGGTATTCATTTAATTAAACATATGTTTGTGGTGACAACGGTGCACGACGAAAAATATAAAGCACTCGCAGACTATACTCTCGATAAGAATAAGTTGAAATATTGTGTTAAACATGGGTACAAATTACACTACGCAGATGATGGTGGTGAAAAGTCGAGTGGTCTTAAGATGATGGCAAAATTACCGCCTATACCGGATACGCACCACCCAATGGGGTGGGGTAAAATATACGTGATGCGCGAAGCGATGGATAAGTACCCGGATTCGACGTGGATATTTAACACGGATTGTGATGTCATGATCACAAATATGGATGTTAAATTGGAAGACATCGTTCAAAAGCATGCGAGTGAAAACACCCATGTGATGATACCAGCCGACTGTAACGGTATAAATTGTGGAAACATGCTCGTTCGAAATTCACCCATCGGTAGAGCTTTTCTTGATACGGTGATTGCTGGTATGCCGTTGTATAGACATTGGTATATGTTTGAAAATCAACTCATTCAAGACCTGTTCATTGGTAGTCACCTCGAAGAAACCGGTGTGATTCCGGGTGGTACATTCTGGGGTCGCGTTGGAAAAGTCCTGCCACAGAGAATCATGAATTCGTATGATTACACGAGACTTCCAAGACTCAAAGACCGATCAAATTATAATGATATTCTCGGCACGGACGGGCAGTGGCAAGAAGGTGACTTTTTGATACAGTGGCCGTCTACCGATTTGGATTACAGAATTAATGAAGCAAAACGGCTGATTGAAAAATTAAATATCTAAATAATTATATGCTCGAGGAGGAACTTGACGACCTCACTAAAAAGAGAGAGGAGCTTGATGAAATCATAACCGATCTCTATGAGCTTAAACCACTTTTAGAAAAGTGTGAAAATGACACTGTTGTAAAAGGGTACAGGGAATGTGAGACACAGACTTTAGCTTTGACAGAATGGTACATACGCACCAAACCTTTATTCAAAGACCTTGTTTCTTGGCTCAAAATGTATTACGAGCAAAAAATAGAAACTCATGGTCAGACAGAAGAGCTAAAACAAAAGATTAAAACTCTTCGCCATTCCGTACTCGCATCTTTTAATAAATCTTGAGAACTTCAGCCACAGCTGGGTGTCTCAGGATGTCCTCGTCATGCATGATCACATGTTCCACGTATTCAAATTCATTACCCTTGAGTTTGTGTACGAGATCAGCGAGACCATTTTTGCGGTTCATCAAGTCACTTTGCTTGAGATCGCCCATCACGACCATCTTGGAGTTTTCACCGAGACGGGTGAGTAACATCTTCATTTGATTTGGAGTACAGTTTTGCATTTCATCCCCGATGATGAAAGAATCGTTGAATGTTCGACCACGCATGAAACCAAGTGGTTCAACCTTTACACAGTATTCGAGCTGGTTACGTGTGAGTTGCATTTCGAATACATCCATCATTGGTCGAATCCATGGTTCCATTTTGCGTTCCATCTCACCCGGAAGGTATCCCATGTCCTCATCTGCGGCGACGATGGGTCGAGTCAGAATGATCCTCTTACATTGTTTGCTTTTGAGTTGTTCGGCTGCGTATTGACACGCAAACATGGTTTTACCGGAACCAGCTGGTCCAGTGGCGATAATGATTGGCTTATGTGACTGCAGAACCTTCACATACTCAATTTGACCTGGTGTTTTTGGGATATTCATCTAATATAACTTAAGGTTTTTTCTTTATTACACTATAAGATGGAGTTTCACTTTGTACGAATACAACGTGGGGGTTATTCCATGATAACTGACCCAAGACAAACACCCAGAATCATATGCTTTAAAACACCCGAGTGTGCTAATAAGTATGTTGGGTATCTGACCATGTATAGATCCAAATTTGGTCTGTGGCCAAATATAAATCTGGGTCAACCAATCACAAAAGTTCGAGTGAACCCGGACTTTAAGAAGAGAACTCCTGATGAAGTCATGAAATATGTATTTACAGAGGTGCGCGACAGGGAAGATTTAGATAAGATGTCCAGAACTACGGGTCTTTCTTTTTTCTACTGTCACGATTTCGTGTACGATGAAAACATGTTTATGACTGTGAATTTGCGTGGCCAAGAAATTGATGGTGTCGCGGATCATTCGCTATACATAGACCGACTTGAATCTAACATAAAGAATGTGTGATAAATACATTCACAATGGGCAGCGTCTCACTCAATTTCGATCCAACCAAAGAAGAACACGTCAAATGGCTCAAGAAGGCCAGTGACAGCTTCAAAAAGTCTATGCGCGAAAAACATGATTTCATGCGAGATGTGAATGATAATCCGGTTTCTAGCGAAGAAATCAAGCCACAGGATTGGGCGCAGTTGCACTTTGTCCTCGCGATGAAGTACACAGATGCCGTGTTTGACGGTAGCGCTTACATCCCAAAATAAAAAATTGGTTTACATAAATGCGAATCGTCATAAGCGTTCTCGCGCTTCTCATAGTTTACTTGATTCTCAGGCAAACGGAACTCTACGTTCCACGCATACTAGACAGTGATTGGTTGAGCACCAGGAACGACCCAGAGAGAAAGGGTGGTCCATTCAACAAGTGCTCCCCAGAATCTTTCGATGAGTGCGCGAAAGTTAAATTCCCACACCTAAGTAGGTATTAATTTTATAATTTTTATACAAATATGATTCGCAAGTACGTCGTCGAGAAATACGCGTCCCTTTTGGACTTACCAAAAGAACATACGATATGTGTGAATCTGGAGAAAAATACACACAACTGGGCAGTGAACCGGAGCATCTCTTTAGGAGATACAGCCGCGGCGGATAACCACCGTCACATGAACAGATACAAACACAAGTTTCTCCAGATTCAGTATAATTTGAAAAATTCACCATCTTTGAAAGACAAGATCGTGAATGGTGTTTACAAGACATCGAGTGTCGTCGAACTTTCACCACAAGCTCTGTGGCCCGAAGGTCCGTATGCGAAGACTATGGAAGAGTGTATATCCAAGAATATGCGAAAGGAATACAGTTCTAATGTTTTGAAGGATCCGAATTACAAGGGTATTTTCAGGTGCAAAAAGTGTAAATCTTACAAGACTACGTACTATGAAATGCAAACGAGAAGCGCCGATGAACCCATGACTGTGTTTATCACGTGTCACAGTTGTGACTCTAGATGGAAATCTTAATCGCATATTTTGTGTGTGTCAAGTCGGTATCCATGTCACCGACGGATAATATGTATCTATAGCCCGTCTGGACTTTTAGATTTCCCTTGTTATGTGCGGGAGTCACATAGAGTTCATCGTATGGTATGCCGTACGCATACAATTGAACCTTTGTCATTTGTAGAATACCTGGCACTTGTGGTCTCGCAGTGATTATGACTATTTTGTATCCGCGTGATTTACAGTCCTTTAGTAACTTTATAATAGGCATATTAGCTCTACCGTTTGTAAATATGAGAGTGTTATCTATGTCAAACATGACTGCGTCGTTCCTCAAAACCCTTCTGTTAAACACATCATCCATAATAACCTACTTTAAGAGGAGAAATTAAGTCTAGTAAATGATAGTGGACGTTTCTTTTGAAGATGGAAGCATATCCATCTGTAAGATACTCGAAGAACTAAATGAAAATGAATATTTAGTCGATGAGTTCATATGTAAAAGAGACGGGACCTGTTATTTCAGTGGATTTACGCAATCTGTACCCAAAGATTGTGTCTCCGGATACTACGATGTCGTAAACATAGAGGATACGGGTTTATACACAAAGATCGGGGATAACTTATATGAACCCGTAGACACGTCAGACGAAGATTATGAAGAATCTTCGGAAGAAGAATCTGAAAGTGAATCGGACATCAGCTTGGATGATGAAGAATAAAATATACGCGTAATATAAATGAAATCTAAGAATAATACCCTTCTCCCACTCGCAATCGCCGCCGCCGTCTTCCTTTACGTGTTCATGTACCAACCAGGTGGTAAGAAGAAGGAAGGGTACACTGGATGTGGATGCGGAAAATAAAACTTAAAAATTAGAGACGCCGTGTAACAAATGGCTCCGTACAGACCACCTAACACGCACTACAGCGAATTAGATGTCTCGTCGTACGAGCAAGATGACATTTTCAAGTTCATAGGTAAGTCAGGTAAACGCTTTTATTGGCTCACCAGATTTCTTGAATTGTCCTATCTCTGGTACGACAAGAACCGCAAAGTCATAGAAATTTGGGGACCTTATGAATCTCTCCAAAATTTTCAAGCCCATCACGTGATAGAATGTGAATTAGACCTAAGTTGTAATAAAGATTAAGAAAGTTAGATAAACATGTACAAACGACCCCAGATCCGTGTGCGCGAACCTTCGGTGGCCAAGTCGTCGAGACCTGCGAAGGGTTCATTTCTCTATAGAATCACGAACCCTGAAAAGACACGGTTTCATGAGATGGAACCGTATTACATTCATGATTACGATACATACATCAAGAACCTCAAGAAATCGTGTGAAGCGAGTGGTGCGGAATTTAAGATTCCAAAATATGCCCGTCCTTTACCCGCGTCTAATAAACCTGTTTACAGCAAACCAAAACTTGTTGAATATTCAGATGACGTGATTGTTCGCGTAAACGTGTTAAAGTGTGGTAAAGTGCGCGTGAAGCTCTTGACGCAAATGGCAACACTCCACGAGAAATACTTTTCAAAGGCAAAAAAGCCACCCGTCAAAGCTTTGGTGACCGCGCTTAAGGCCGTGGGATACGACGAAACATACGTGAATAACATACCAAAAGCACTCGATACACAAAAAGAAAACATGGAAGTTCGGTGGAAGAAACTGGATGCCATGTTTAATAAACCATCCACCTCAAACACGAAGAAGAAGACCAAGAAGAAAGAGCCCGAACCCGAACAAGAAGAGGAGGAAGAAGAGGAAGAAGAAAATGAAGACGACGATGCGGCTCCGGATGAAGAAGCGATCGAGGTGGATAACGATGACGACGATGAAGAAGTCGTGGAAGAAGAATACTTTTCAGATGTAGAGTGAGCCTAAGTCAATAGATGTAGTCATTTTAATTATACACAAATATGTTCATCACCAACGTCCTCGCCAACGACCACATCCTTGATCGTGCTGTGTTTGATAATATCAAACACGCCTCTAAATACGCGGTAGAAAAATCGCGTGAAAAAGTTTGGAAACTCGCAGATAACTCCGTGTTTTACGGAAACGTAGAATCTCGCGTGTACGAGATAGACTTTGAAAAACCTTCGGAACACAAGGATGAACATATTCTTTCTTTCTTTGGATCCGTGTGAAACGCGTTAAATGTCTTTCGCGCGATACAAAAACATCGCTTCTGGTCTTTCAACTGGCGTACCATAGCCCAGATTTTCCAAAAATTTCGGGAGTTCACTATTTTCAAAGTCATGAATTTCTATGAGAATCATTGGCATATGTTTTTTGATTGTATTTATAGCACCCTCTAGAGCTTGTAATTCGTGACCCTCTACATCGATCTTTATTATAGATGGAGTACCATCATATATGTCATCCAATCGTTTGCATTGTGCTTGTACAGTTTGGTTACCTAATCTCTCCCCATGCATACACAGAGATGTTCCCCCGTAATTAATTTTATTTTCGTATTGACATCCTCTTTGAGGTGCATACATATTGGATACACATTCTACATTAGATAGAGCACACCCATACAATTTAACTGGGTTCTTCAAATTATTGCTTTTTATGTTCGCCTCTACTATTTTGTCATACACGGGTTCAAATGAGTGTACTGGGCCGTAATCCGAAAACATGAGTGTATTGTATCCTATGTTAGCCCCTATGTCCAGTATATCTGTACCCTGTTTGTAGTTTTCTTTAATATCTCTTCTCATCCATCCATCCCATTCGTATCCCCTGGCTATTAATGGTCCTATATATTCGTCATCTTCTATAACAAACACATTGTACAAACCATTATTGACTTTGCGCACGTTAAGTTCCATTAAAAGTAAGTGATGTGTATTCTTTAAACATCTTGGTATAAAGATTTCTGTGTTTAATGTAATATGTTAGCTACGGCTAAACTTTTCAATGCTCCATCCGTAAAAGTAAAACAAGAAAAACCCCAACCCAAACTCTTCAGTGATTTCGTCAAAGGTGTCAAAAAGAATGAAGTACACGATGTCTTGATAAAGCCAAGTGAGGGCCTCGTGTATTACATGAATGACGACGATGGCGAAACGTCTTTCGCGAATTATATCCCGTCCAACCCATTTTGGGAAATGCTCATGGAGAGCGACGCAAACGTCCAGATGGATTTGTCCTCGTCCATGTCTTTCGGTGACATCACGTCCATTGGTTTCACCATACTCTTGTCCATCGCACTCTTCCGCATGTTTATCGGTGGTATGGGTGGTGGAGGAGGTGCGAACCCATTCAATATGGGCGAAAAATCACTCGATGTCGAAGATGAAATCGTGACGAGATTCGATGACGTTCAGGGCATCGATAGCGCGAAGGATGAACTCCAAGAGATTGTTGGTTTCCTTCGTGACCCAACCCAATACATTGTGAGTGGCGCAAAGATTCCAAAAGGTGCTTTACTCACCGGTAAGCCCGGTACGGGTAAAACACTCTTGGCTCGCGCGATAGCGGGTGAATCTTCTGTTCCGTTCATTCAGTGTTCCGGTTCCTCGTTTGTAGAGATGTTCGTCGGTGTGGGCGCGAAGCGCGTGCGTGACGTGTTTGAAATGGCGCGTAAGAATCAACCGTGTATCGTGTTTATCGATGAAATAGATGCGATCGGCAAGAAGCGTTCCATGAATGGGTTTGCCGCGAACGATGAACGTGAACAAACCATCAATCAGTTGTTGACCGAAATGGACGGTTTCGATAACGACTCACAAATCGTTGTCATCGCCGCCACAAACAGGGCAGACATTCTCGACGATGCACTTCTCAGGCCAGGTCGTTTCGATCGTAAGATACAGGTTGGCCTTCCAGACGTGTATGGACGCGAAAAGATTTTACAAGTCCACTCCAAAAACAAGAACCTTTCCCCGGAAGTGAGTCTCATGGACGTCGCGAGACAAACGACTGGATTCTCTGGTGCGGACCTCGAAAACCTCATGAACGAGTGTGCCATTCGTTCCGTGAAAGAAGGTACCAATGTTATAACTCCTCCAATCATAGAAGACGTGTATCAGCGCGTCGTCGTGGGTGCGAAGGGTGGTGCACCCATGTCTGATGAACGTAAGAAGCTCGTGGCGTACCACGAAGCGGGACACGCCATCATAGGTGTGTTGATGCCTTCGTATGATGAAGTTCGTAAGGTCAGTATCATTCCAAGAGGTGATGCAGGTGGTGTCACGTTCTTCCAACCATCGAGTGATGAACGAGGCATGTACACGAAAGAGTATCTTTTGTCCCAAATAAAAGTCGCGTTGGGTGGACACGCCGCCGAAGAACTCATGTACGGGAAGGACAGTGTCACCACAGGTGCGAGCAGTGATTTCGCACAAGTACACGCCATCGCGCGTGAAATGGTGACGACGTACGGCATGTCTGAAGCCGTCGGTAAGATCAACGTGGATGTCAGCGCACTTTCTCAACAGACTGCGTATCTCGTAGACCTCGAGGTCCACAGGATCACAGATGAGTGTTACTCGGAGGTACTAGATATCTTGTCTTCCCGTAAGACAGATCTCGTGGCACTCAAGGACATTCTCATCAGGGATGAAATCATCGATGGGAAGGTCGTGTACGACATGATAAAAATGTGAGATACTAGTAGATATGGCTGACACCGAAAATAAAACAAATGAAGGACCTTCTACTTCTCAAAAGTCTGATCTCACCAGAGCAGGTAGTCTAATAAACCCACCCGGAACATCTATAAAGGGTAGGAATGATACAGCTGAAAACAAGCGTGGTGGTGATACTTCGGGTAGGGGCAGTTCAAATAACAATAATTTTGGTCGTAGTGTTACTACTCGACTCACTGTGTCAGGTGTGGCGAAGGAGGCGAATAAATCTTTACTTAAAACCCCTCAAACAAAAACACACAAGGTATTAAATGATACAGCTGAAAAACAGGGTGGTAGGGCTCCTACTCAACGCAATGTGTCGGGTGGGGTGAGGAGAGTTTTATTTCCTAAAACATACAAGGTAGCAAATGTTGCTAAAAAATTTATGAAAGAACGAGTACCACCCAAGGCTGAAAGAAGACTTGTGAGAAAAGCCTTGGAATCTAAATTTGGTAGAGTACGCATACCTTCTGCATCTCCACCTAATAACTCTAAAGCAATGATAGTGTATACGGGACCAAAATCAGGAGAAGGAACAGCTGCGCTAGCTAACAGAATAAATGAACCGGAATCAGGAAAAGGGTCGGGCAGAGCGAGTTCTAAAAAAGTATCTACTATTAAAATTAAAGTGCTTAAGAAGAGAGAGCAAAAACCCAGAGCCCGGCGAATGCGTAGACCTGCAAAAAGAGAATCGCCAAAACCAAAAACACCGGAGACAGAGACTGAAAAAACATCGAGTGGACCAACAACGGTGGTTAAACCCCGTTCTCGAACTATAACGAAGTCATTACCTACCAATGGACAATCAACCGCATCTGAGACTAAACCAAAACCAAAGAAGGTTGGTCCAATAACAGCGGTTAAAAAACGTTCTCCAATTATAAAGAAACCATTACCACCTAATGGACAACCAAAAACCGTGATTACTGTAAATAATAATTCTGTAGAAAAAATTATAAGTGCTATAAAAAACAGTAAGCCTAAATCGAAAACACCACCGAGTGTTAATATTAAAAGATTTTTGGAACCATTTAAACAACCTGTATCTATTCAGTTTGCACCTACAATTCAGGCGACGGGTGGTAGCTCTAAATCAAATGCAATGGCTACGCAAATCCAACCCGATAAAAGTGCTAAAAAGAAAAAACCCTTTAAAAAGTTTGACGTTCTCGCCAACCCAGCGTCTGCGTACCGCAAATCTGTGGTCGCGAGCAAACGCAAAGAAATCATGTCTAAACTTAGAACCCCTACCGTCGGTCAACGAAAGAAACACGTGATACAATTGATCGATAAGGAATTGAGACTCATGAAAGTTCCAAAGAATATCGAACGTAAGATTATTTCCTTGTACTCTAAGGCCTTAAGTGAGAAACAAATCAAACAATTGTTCGGTGGTCGAAGCGCTGGGGATGTGAAGAAGATTCTCAAGAAACAGGTCGACTATTTTAAAAAGAAAAAGAGATAAAGATAAGACTCCATCTACTTAATAATGAGTTACATAGCATGGGACACCGAAACGACGGGTCTCCCTATGGCCCGGACTCGGGCAACCCCAGATAACATAGATAATTTCAAACACTGTCGTATGTTGTCTTTGGCCCTCGTGAAATACACGTCGAGTGGTAGGGAAGTTTCTTCTTATCACGGAATCGTGTATCCAGACACATTTGATGTGAAAGCGACCGAAATACACGGAATCACACCCGAACACGCGAAGGCGGTGGGTAAACCCTTTAAGGAAATCTACGATACGTTTCTCGAAACTATGCGTGGTGTAGACACACTCGTCGCGCACAATTCGCGTTTCGACGAAGACGTCCTATTTTCTGAGTGTTACAGACGTGGTTTCAGTGTTGAACCGTTCAGGCGTATGCGTTTCGTGTGTACTTTGGATATGACCCGAGACGTGTTCTTGCGTAACATGAAACTCGGTGTTCTTTACCAGAAGCTTTTCAACCAAGAGCTCGAAGGTGCACACGATGCTTTGAATGATTCACGTGCGTGTGGTCGCGTGTATCCAATTCTTCGCGATAAAAAGCCCAATCTCAAACCACTCGGCATCCCAAAGGTAATTCTCAAAGCGTCTGAAGTCGCGGGTATGATTGGAAAGAACATGTATAAAACACCACTCGAAATCGCCGATGAATTGTGGAGTAAGTACATGCCTGAAACCTTTGAGGGGCGCACGAAAGAACAAGTGGCCATGCAAGCCATTGAAACGTCTCAAGTCGCCAAAGACCTCTTAAAAAATGCGGAGCAGTTCAAGTCTACGAACAGTACGAGTGTTGAACAGAAATTTAGGGCTGTTTCTAACCAGCTCGAAAAGACATCTGGACTCAAGAATGATGAACTCGCCGCCGCCAAAGATCACATACGAAAGACCCTGTATACCAATCACGGTACAAGACACGAAGACACGACAGCAGACCACTACGAAAATCTCGTGGAAGACAGAACCTTCTATAAATATGACGTGTGTACGCTTGCGGGTACGACCTATCAAATCGTGGGACGGATAGATAGGATTCGTGAAAACGAAGATGGGTCGAGATCCATCGTGGAAATCAAGAACCGCGCGAGAGGTCTTTTCAGATCCGTTCGCGAATACGAAGAAATCCAGTGTCAAACATACATGGAAATGCTCGATTTACACGCGTGTACTCTCATCGAACAGTGTGATTCTAAGCGAATGTCGCACTACATCCCACGCGAAAAGGAACGCTGGGACGACATGATTTTACCAAAACTCAAAAACTTTTGTGAGCGATTTCATGATATGCTCTCCTCAAACTAAAAAATTTACAGTATAATAAATGGCGACTCCTCCATCCACTCCAAAGAGGAAGGCGCCTTCGACACCTAATACACCTAGAAAAATGCCTAAAACAAACACACCAAAAACTAAATCTATAATTTCTGGTTTGGGTAAAATGAGCATGTCTCCAAACACGGCACGGAAACACGTAAAATCCGTGAAGCGTTCCCTCACCGAAAATCTTAATAAAATGGCGAGAAGTGCCATTCTCGCGAAGGGTATGAAAGGTCTGAAGGGACGCGTTAGGACACCGTTTCAACTTGCCCAGAACGAAAGAAAAAAGATGAAGAATAAAAATACCGGTAAAAAGTAAGAATGACACGAGAGTGTATACACGGCAATCCCAGAACGCAGTGTCCAATATGCAGAGGTTTAGAACGAATCGCGACTCAGCAGACCATCGGGTACGGCGCGATCGCGCGCGCGATGACGGGCACACAAAATAGAGTTTTCGAACAGAGCGTCATGAGACTCGCGAGACTTCCACAGAACTATCCGGACGTGCGAATTCGAATCACGGACGAAATGCGTAACGCGACCCGTAACTTTATTGCGTCTCCGCGTAATGTGTCTGCGGGTGATAGATTTAGAAACGTGATGTCGAGTGCTTTGGTGAGAGCGGAGGTTAACGTGGGTGGTTCGTACTCGGCGTCGTCTTCGTCGTCTTCTAACTTAAATTCAGCCCGTAATTCTGCGGGAACAGCGTCTCGTTTCACAAGGTCCGGTTTAAGTGTGTATTCGAGACTCGGAACACCCAATTCTCCTAATTCATCGCGAGGTAGACGCGCGAGGTCGGGTACACCAGTGTCTAGATTTGCCGGTCCCACAATCACCTGGTTCTAACAGTGAGTAACACGGAACGGTTTTCACCCCCCAGGAAGAAATCTAAGTAGACATTATGGTGTCTCTCGAAGACTTCATCCGAAACACCGCTATTTTTGGTAATGGTTTGTGTTTGGTAGACAGTGTTTTGAGAATTATAAAATTTGGGAAATAAAAAAATATTTTTTTAGAAACTTTTTTTCGAAAAAAGAAAGTGTAATAATTATTTTTTTTTCGAAAGGATTTAAAAACTAGACTCTAATATTTACCATAAGATGATTGAGTTGGTTTCAGAAAGGCTTAATCTCGGTAAAGAGAAGTATGGTCACGGTGTTCGAACACACATGGATACCACGACGTGGGGGACCCCCAAAAATTCGTGGATCGAGATGGCGATGGAGGAGTACCTAGACGCCATCGTGTACACGGTCGCGGATTACATACGGAAGTTCGAAGAACCTTCTCAGCCCGATGATAACACCAGAATCATGGAACTCACGAAGAACCCCGAACACATGTTGAGTGCGTGTCACGAAAAACTTGTGAACTCACTCAAAGAACTCGTGGAATTATCGTTAGCAATAAAATAATAGGTATTATTAGATATGTCTAACGGAGCTGTCGCTCAGTTGTTGGCTCGTGGCAAACAAGGATGTCCACATCACGGGTTCCCCTCAGATCACGTTCTTTAACTCGTCATTTAAGAGACACAGTAACTTCTCTACGTTTACACAGGAGCAAACCATCCAGGGTATCCCTAAAGCGGGTGGTACGTCCAGTGTCGTGTTTAAACGTTCGGGTGACCTTTTGGGACACTGTTACCTCGATGTAAAGTTGAATGGTGTCGCTCAATTGATTGAAGATTGGCGAACCGTCATAGACGATGTCGAGTTATATATTGGTGGTCAATTGGTAGATCGCCAAGATGCTGAATTTTCGGAAGATATCGCGATCGATTTGATGGCGACAACGTATTCTAAATCGTATGCGGCGAGTCTTCACGGGGGTATAGGTTCGAGTTCGTTCTTTTATCCCCTTCGTTTCTTCTTCTGTGAGTCCTGGCAAACGAGTCTCCCGATCGTCGCCATTCAAAACCACGATGTGGAATTGAAAATTAAGTGGAGTTCGAGTTTTAATGAAAACTATTCGTGTCACTTGAATGCGCGGTACGCGTACTTGGATGAAGATGAAAAGGTAAAGGTCGCGCTTTCCGAACACAACATGTTGATTTTCCAGGTACAAAAGAATAAACCAATGAACCAAACGGTACAAGAACTCACGTTTAATCACCCCGTCAAATTTTTGGCGAGCAGTAACGTGAGTGGTTCAAATAATCTCGTGTCTCGCGTAAATAAGGTCAAGATTCAGGTAAACGGATCAGACATAGACGACTATAAGGTAAGTGTACCGTATTACACGTCTGTCCCGTGTTATTACAATACCGAATTTTCGGCTTCTAACTCAGAAGGTATGTTTGTGTACCCGTTCTGTATATCCACATGCAGATACCAACCCACCGGAACGCTTAATTTCAGCAGAATAGATTCGTGTACGATTCATTGCACCGAAAATATAGATAGAGCCATATACGCCGTAAACTATAACATTCTAAAGATAAAAGACGGTATGGCACGTGTAATGTACGTAGACTAATTTCTGACTTAGTATTAAACGCGATGGGTAGAGACGATTACTCACAGAGTAGTCAGTTGTCTACCTTGGTTGGTAAGCCTGTATCAAGATATACAAAGTTACCCAAAAATACAAATACTTTAAGAAAACTAACAGACGTAAAAGTTAAACCTAATAATAGGTTTCACTATTCCATTTATCCGTCTGTAGAAACAGAATATCAAGCTTCGTATTCTCAACTCACGAACCTTGATTTTTATTCACCCATCATTACTATTTTGGGGGATAATCCATACGCACACTTGATAAACACACCGTTTACGGATCCGGGTGTCACACTAGATGAAACGTCTACGCTCGTATCTAACGTCTCTACGGTGAATACCAATGCGTTCGGTACATTTGACATAACGTATGTGGCTACGGATGGTATAAATCCAGATACGACAAGGGTACGAATCGTAAAAGTCGGTGAATATCCAGTTGTCACGTTCGAAGGTGACAATCCGTATACACTCGAGAGGTATGACCCATACGATGATGAAGGGCTCGATGTGGACGCAAACTCGAGTGTTACGTCTACGACGTCTTCAGTGAATAATACAGCAGTTGGTGCGTACACTGTAAACTACACGGTGTCTAACCCAGTTTTTACCACTTTTCATACTAGAATAGTTAATGTCGTGGATACGACCCCACCCGTGGTGACTATATTGGGTGATAATCCATACACACTCGAACGTTTCGATGTGTATACTGATCCGGGTGCGACGGGTGATCTTGGTAGTATCGTAACGACTGATTTGAGTAATGTTCAAAACACATCTATAGGTTCATTCGTTATCGTGTACAACGCGACAGATGGTAACACATTACACGATGTTGCGGTTACGCGCACCGTGAATGTTGTGGATACTCTTCCACCGGTGGTCACCATACGTGGCGATAATCCATACACACTCGAACGTTTCGACGTCTACACAGATCCTGGTGCGACGGTTGATCAGGGAACTATACTCACGACTGATCTTACGGCTGTAAACAACGCACTCTCGCACACGGAAGTTCGTTTGTGGTGACGTATGACGGTTCAGATGGTAACACGGCACACGATGTTACCGTGACCCGAACCGTAAACATGACAAGATACGAAAGCCACCCGCGATTACACTGATACTCGGTGATAATCCATATGCAATGCAACCAGGTACGAGTATTTCCGAGATTTGGATCCGGGATATCGAAGTGGATGCTGGGTACATCGTACAGCATCGACTATTCGAACATGCGGTAACCACTGATAACGTAGATGCAGGTTTCCAAATGGTCGTGTACACGAGCGAGTGATGGTGTCCACCCAGATGCAGTCGATAAAAACGACGTATTGTCGCGGTGGCGGATACGGTATCTCCAATAGTTACCATAACTGGTGATAATCCATACACACTCGAGCGCTACGCGGAGTATGTGGATCCGATGGCGCGACTACGTGGATCGAAGGTTCTACACTTGAAACTGCGAATACGGTATCTACGGTAGACAATACTACGGTCGGTAGTTACACGGTCACCTATAGCGCGACTGATAACATTAACCCAGATACGATCGCGGTGAGAATTGTGAATGTCGTGGACACAACAGGCGCCCATTGTCACACTGAATGGTGCGAGTTCAGTAACACTCGAGCGTTACGGTGTTTTCGCTGATATAGATGAAGGTGTGGATATAGATGCGAACGGAATATCTGGTATCTGTAGACACGTCTCAACTCGATAATACTACACAAGGGTACTTACACAGTCACATATAACGTCGTTGATGATCACGAAAATGCGAATGTGATTACACGCGAAGTTGTCGTAGCAGATACTACACCGCCAGTTGTTACTCTCGAGAATCCAAATACGACTTACGTATTGGAGCGATACGGTGTGTGGGCAGATATAGATCCAGGTGTTGAATTAGATGATGGTTCATATGTGTATCAAGTAAATCTAGATAATACATCAACTGGATTACAATCTGTCGAGTATATAGTGAGAGATGGTACGAAATCAAACCACCGTGTTTAGAACTATACGTGTAGTTGACACTACACCACCCGTTATAACCGTTAACGAACCAGAATACGTACATGAAATATACACACAATACACAGATCCGGGTGCGACTGCAGATGCTGGTTCTATTTTAACAGTCGATACAAGTAACGCGGATGTTTCAAATACTACAAATATAGGTACATTTGATGTAGTTTATTCTGCAACAGATGGTAATACCGCGCATGACGTGACTGTCATAAGAACTGTGACCGTTGTAGATACCACACCTCCAGTTGCGACACTTAAGAGTGATCCGTATACGACCGAGAGATTCGGTACTTATTCCGATCCGGGTCTTAACTTAGACGCTGGTAGCTTCATCGCTAACATAGATTTAAGTAACGTAGATACATCCATTCGCACATGGGTCTACATTTGATGTGGTGTATGACGTATCTGATTCAAATGTGTCTCATAATGTCTATTTGACTAGAACAGTGACTGTTGTAGATACCATTGATCCAGTCATTACACTTAATGGTGCGAGTGTGATCACACTTGAAAGATATACACCATTTGTACATTCCGATTTGGATGTAATATTGGACGAGGGATCTTATTTGACAAATGTAGATACCAGTCTATTAAATAATGCCGTGGTTGGTACATATATAATAACATACGAGGCAAGTGATGATGTTAATACGAGCACATTAAATAGATTTGTCAATGTTATAGATTCTACTCCTCCAGTGATTACAATAGAGGGTGACAATCCATATTACGTTGAAAGGTTTTCTGAGTTTGTGGACCCATACGCGAGTGCAGACCTCGGATCTACCTTATACCCAGCTGATTTGAGTAATGTAAATATGGATGGTTTACATAATAGTACGTTTGATGTTGTGTATAAAGCATATGATGGAAACAACACGACATATGCCGTTAGAAGTGTTGTTGTTGTCGACACCGTTCCACCAGTTATAACGATAACAGATGGTGATTACAGTATAGAGAGATTTTCTACCTATTCTGAGCGTGGTGTAACTGTAGATGAAGGTTCTATATATTTTGGGTCAGACACATCTAATGTGGATGAGTCTCTTGTACATGGAAATACATTTGATATTGTATATACTGCTTATGATGGTAATAATTTTTCTAAAGCAATTAGAACTATTACAGTAGTAGATACGGTGCCTCCCATAGCAAGTCTAAATGGCCAGTCACCATATGAAATGGGGATAAACGAAATATGGGATGATTATGAACCTGGACTTACTTTAAGTCCAGGTGATTTTATAGAATCGGTTGATTACTCACAGTTTGATAATACAGCATATGGAACTAGTACTATTACATACAATTTAAGTGATGGACCAAATTCAAATGTTATTACAAGAAATGTTGATATTGTTCATAGAGATTTAACTTTAACGGGTAGTAGTATAACTTTATACACGACTTTAAATAATTATAATGTTATGAGTGGGATTGATATTTCATATGATTCTCAAACTATAGTAGTAGGTGATGCATATCAGCCATATGTTACTGGTGGTAGATACGGTTATCTCGCTCAAGGACAAGGTATTATAAATATTTTAACCAAATCTGGTACTACATGGAATCTACAAAGTTTACAGGATCCTTCACCCACTGACGGAGATGCGTTTGGGCAAAACGTATTTATATCGAATGACGGAAACACGATTTTAGTTGCAGCTCCACAAGCCACTATATCTTCGGTTAATAACGTTGGTTATGTAAGTATATACATTAAGAATAACAATTCCTGGTCGAGAGCACAGAGGATTAATTCCGGTTCTGTATATAGTTCTGCTTATTTTGGAGAAGCCTCAACTCTTTCTGGTGATGGAAATTATGTAATTGTGGGCAACGATAGTCAATATCCAACTTTAAATGCTTTAATGCGTGTATATCATAGAAGTGGTAATTCTTGGTCATTACAACAAACAATAAATACGAATCGCGGGTATGTTGAATTTATTGATACTGACTACGATGGAAATACAATTGTTTGTGGTGTTAATGATGGTTCAACTAGTACTCAATATGTATATATCTATACTAGAAGCAATAATACATTCAGTTTACAACAGACTTTATCAGCTCCATCTTCAATGGTATCTGACTTTATATTCTATCCTTCTACTAGTTATTATTGTAGATATGGTGCTATTACACCGGATGGTAACACTGTGGTATGTGGTATGGAATACATTTATGATTCAAATTACAATAGCCATCCCGGGCTTGCTTTTTATAACAAAAATTCATCTGGCACGTGGACTCAAACACAGGCATTGATTGATTATAATTCAAGTACTTTTGTATTTGCACAAACTATTAGTAGAATGTCTAAGCATGGAAATGTATTTACTGCGCGAAATTATACAGATGGAGGAATGTATATTATAGCTAGAGATTCTACGGGTGTTTGGTCAAACGTACAAACTATACCTTCGTCTCATATTGGAATTGTTAACGGTACTTTAAATAATTTAACATTTGCTGGTGGATATGCTACTGGCGCACCGCTCTTAAGACCTCTTTCTATTTATGATTCTCCTTAACCCCCCCCACGCCCCGCGTGAGCCCCGTTCCGTGTCTCCGCACGCTTCGGCACCCCTTCGGCACCCCTTCGGTACGTTTCGGCAACGCTTCCCCACGCTTCCGTGACCACCACCCGACGTTTCCCCACGTTTCCCGACAGTCTGTGTGTTTCCCGAAGCGTACGATATCACGCGGTACGCGGTCGTTCGTGGTTTCGGTTGGTTTAGACATGGGGAGTGAATTTTAAAGATATTCTCAGAATAATTTTCTAAAAAACTTTTTTTATTTTTGAAACTTTTTTTAGAAAAAAGAAAGTAGAAAAAATATTTTTTTTATTTTTACAAATCTCTAGAAATCCCGAGAGGATACAGGGACATAGAGAACATCAAAACAATCCTCGACGACGGTGAATTGGCCCCGCACGGCTATACACGAAATGAGACCAAAGGACGAGTATTAAAGATTAAGTGTGTTTTTATGGTATGTATGCGAACACTTCGGTGTACGCGATAAAGTGTAGAGACCCGAGTGTGACCGACGCATACGTGGGTCACACGGTAGACATAGCGAAGCGTGCGTTCCAACACGAGAAATGTGCGAAGACGAGTGATCGTAAGGTGTACGCGTTCATTCGCGAACACGGTGGATGGGATAATTGGTACATGGATGTCTTAGACACGGTGAGATGTAATGATAGAGGCCACGCACATCTGGAAGAGTTGTATTGGTACAAGAAACTGAAACCAACACTAAACGCTATAACACCGGGTATATATTATTACAACAGAACTATCCGCAATCACAGATTATACACGAAACGTGAGGATGTGATAAACAGGATAAATGGAATATAATTTTTCAAGGATATAATTTTCTAAAAAACTTTTTTTATTTTCAAAACTTTTTTTAGAAAAAAGAAAGTAGTAAAAAATATTTTTTTTATTTTTACAAATCTCTAGAAATCCCCGGAGGATACAGGGACATAGAGAACCATCAAAACAATCCTCGACGATGGTGATTTTGCATCGGTATGGCCCCGCACGGCTATACACGAAACCAAACCAATTGACGAGCTTAGGCATATAAACGGCATAGGTCTCATTTACAGTAGGGTTTGTGCTTATGTAGGAGCATACACGAAACCAAACCAATTGACGAGACTAGGCATAATGAGACCCATAATATGACGTGGCCTGGAGAATCGCGCAAAATCCCAGGCGAATTATTTTCTTAGCTATATAACGAGAGAGAGTATGAGCCAGCTCGTGGTAAGCTAACAAAAATTAGCCCTATTTCCAGGCCCAGAAATAGCCTGAAAAAAATTCACCGTAAGGCGCGCGCCGTACGGG